TACGGACCGTTACCTCGTGCGATGAGGCTAGACCAGTCCTGGCGGACTGTGAAGGACAGAAGAGAGCAGCCCAGTAGACGCTCAGCGCTTGCGCGCGAGCTTGTGACCAGCGGTTATGTCCCTTATGTGCCTCTAGTCGCCCCTGTTACGCAGTACTGCCCGCTGGATGCCGGAGCACCCGCGGGCAGTGACAGAAAGTAGTTGCACGGAGAGTCCCTCGGCCTAGTCCAGGCCGACCTCGGCGGTGGCCTTCTGAACGGCGGGAGCCACACCAGTGGGCTTCCAAAAGCCGTAGTACGAGGCGGTCGCTGAGACGAAGGCGAACAAGATCGCGTAGGCCGTCTCCACCACGGGGATGCCTGCGGCCGGGCTGGCGAGTGCCGTGCTGACGATGCCGGTGACGACCGACAGGACGGCGGTGCTCACGGCCTTGATCGCTGAGCCGGCACGGAGCTTGGTCACCACGCCGGTCACCAGCGGCAGCAGCAGGGCGACTGCCATCGCAAGAACGGTTACGTCGATGTGTAGTACTGAGTCCATTGTGTCTCCTTGGAATGGGATGACCCATTCTCCCGCAATTTGCCTCTAGTCGGGCGATGCGTTCTCGGAGCGCCCCGGGTGTCGGCCAGCGCCTGGTCCCCATTCCCGCTGACGCAGATACCCGCGGAGGAAAAAGACAGCGGCAATGACCGAGCCGAGAGTCAGCACTCCGCTGATCCAGCGGTCCAGGTTGGTGGTCTCCAGGCCGCCGAGGCGAAGCCCGTAAATGACGGCAACGCGAAGTCCTTGGACCATGAGGCTGCCGGTCAGCAGATACATCGACGTGGCAAGCCACCAGGCGCGAATGGGCGGCGTGAAGAGCTGGATGAAGCGGCCCATGCAGCCGGCGATGACCAGCCCGCTGGTGACCATGAAGACGTAGTAGAGCTGAAGCATGGTCATGGCCGGTGTTGTCCGGGGAACATCATGTCGAAGATGGCCTCGGCAAAGCCATTGCTCTCGCGCAGCTCTGCACTCCTGCGCGCTACCTCGTCGGCTTCGGATGCGATCTCGCGTGAGCGTTCGATCGACGCTTCCGCTTCATTCTTGGCGCGACTGAGGTCTGCCCGGTCCATGGAATCGTCATGCCGCCAGAACAACAGCTTCATCAGCGTGACCTTGGCGCCCGGTCGCGGATGGAGTTCAGCAGATGGTTGCTCGTCTTGACCTGCTCGATCAACGGGTTGACGGATTGCTCCAGCGTCCTGCGGGCCTCTTCGCTCATGCGTGCCACGTCGCGCCACTCGTCGCGCTGCGCCTTCATCTCGTCGTACTGCCTCTTCGTGACCAAGATGCCCGTGAGGACAGCAAAGATCAGGAAGCCCCATCCGCCGAGCGCCACCAGGCTCATGGTGAATGGACTCAACGAGTCCGGCGAGATCATAGGTCCTGCTGGTTGCGTGGCCTGTATTGCTGAGAGCACTCACGAGTACCTGACGGAGGCGGGGTGGCGTGGCCACACGGAATGGGTAGTGACCACATTGTAGATTTCACCTCGCAAGTAGCGCTGGCATGACTAGTTAGCCGAGCGTGCCCTTCGCGCGAAGCTCAGCGGCGCGCTGCGGCGAGAAGTCGTACCAGGAGCCATCGGTGCCCATGATGCGGTACCCCTCACCGTCGGCGTACGAGATGCGCTTGACACTGACAAAGGACCGAACGCCTTGTCGGTCCTTTTCCGGAATGTTCCAGTAGGAGCCATAGAATTGAGCGTCACCGAAGGCGTAGATGCCGCCGTCCTCAGCGAGCAGCCAGTGCCCCTTGCCGCTTGCGGTGCGAGCAATCGATACGAAGCCGTGTGGATTCTGCTGGCCACCCATGGAACCGAAGAAGGCAGCGTCGCCCGAGGTGATGACACCGCCACCCCACTCCACTCGCCACGAGCCGTTCAAGGTCGGCGTGTAGTCGGCGTCCATTACCGTGTTGAAGGCGGGCACGTTGTCCTCCGAGACTGTTGTCGGTACCACGACGGCATTCGCCTTGGTGTTGTTGAGTGGGGCCGATGCGAGCACTGTGCCTTTCGCGACGGCGACATGGATGTGGTCGAAGTGGTCGTTGTAGACGCCACGGTCCAAGTCGGCGATGGGATAGCGCCGACCGTTCTTCACGTAGAAGTCGGCGTGAGAGTGAAACAGCTCGGCAAGACTGGCGCTGTCCTGGGCGAACAGGTTGAAGATCGCCATCTTGCTGGCCGTCTTCGTGTCGCCAGTGTCGTCGCCGAAGTCGACTGCCAGCCCTTTCCCGATCTTGTCCGTCGCCGACGGCGTGGCCTTGCGCTCGTGGTAGGTGCCCACGGCCCGCCCGGGAGCCGACGAGGTGATGCTGGTGACGTGGCCGCCGAGCCCCGAGTTGGCGTGCTTGGCGACGATGCCGTCTGTTTCTTTGGACACTAGGCCTCCAGCCATCGTGCGAGCAGGGACCAGTGATCGAAGGCAGCGGGGCAGGCCATCAGACAGCCCTCGTCATCCACACGACGACTCGGGACTTCGGGATGATCGAGACCGGCTGACCGCCACCCGTCCGTCCGACGGTGCCGCCCGCCGTGGCTGGCTGAATGTCGATGCCGGTCGGCTCGGGCTGGATGATGGTCGGGCTGATGGCCTGGTTGCCGTACTCGGCGCGGGCTGCGTACTGCGTCGAACTCGCGGCCGTGGCCATGACCCGGAGGCCGTAGTCGTTGTTGACCCTGTGAGCGTGCTGGGGGTCGTTGATGCCGTGGTCGTGCGGAGCACCCGTGAAGGGGTGCTCGTGCGGAGCCAGCTGTGCCTCGGTGAGGGTCACATCGTCCCTACCGGTGACCGTGCCGAGCGCGACGCTTTTGCCGCCACGCAAGACCAAGCCGGTGTAGTCGGGCAGGGTGACGGTCGCGCCGCTGCCACCGATGAAGGCGGCCAGGCGGGGGATCAGAGTCCGTTCGAGGGTCTGGCCCTGGTAGGCGATGTAGCCAGGTGGCACCGGTCGCTGGGAGGGCCAAGGGAGCGGGACGCCGACGGGGACGATGGCGTCCATGGCCGCTTCGACTGACTGAGCGAGCGCCTTCAGGTCGCCTTCGATGTCGTTCGACGATGAGCCGTCCGGCCAGAAGAGCTTGAAGATGTTGGTGAAAGGCACTGGCTACTCCTGGTCGCCCGGCGGAAGGGCGGCACTCATATCGTCATAGGTCGGATATACCGTGACCAGCTGCCGGTATGTGAGGCCGGTTGCTTTCAGGTCGTTGTAAGACATTCCCGACGCCACTACGAATTGTAGATTGATGCCTGCCGGTTTTGCTGCCATGACCAATCGGCGGGTGAGGTCCGGGTCTGGCGTCTCGGACGCGAAGACGACCACCCGGATGCGGTAGGCCGAGCCGTCGCGCTCGAAGAGCTGCACGCGCTTGCGGCCGGTGAGGCTCTGACGAGCCGCGCCGCGGATGGCAGCCGGGGTGCCTCGCTGGAAGCCCGAGGCTTCGCGCAGGCGCAGGCGCTGACCTTCCTCGGTGATGCTGCCGGCTGCGGGCTCCACACCGACGAACTGACCGAGCCAGGCGAGTACGCCGAGCGGTGACCGATCAGCGTCGACCAGCGCCGACCAGCCGGGGTGTCCGTCGGCGTCCCGGATCAGGTCGTCGGTCTCCTGCAGGCCGCGGGCCAGCACGTCCACGAAGCGAAGCAAGCTCCAGTTGGTCTCCTCGTCCCGGGCGGTGAAGGGCAGCAGGCCTTCGTAGATCTCTTGGGCCACCGGGCCGACCTGGGGGCGGGCGTAGGTCGGCTTCTGGAAGGACAGCTGGCCGCGGCCCCTGACCGTGGTGAGGCCGTACCCGAAGAGCCTGACCGTCGTGGAGCGGATGTAGCCGATGGCGCTGGTGGTCACCGTGCCCCGACCACGCAGCAGCAGTGCCGCTGCCTGGTCGCCCACCTGCAAGGACCCCCGTGCCCCGACCGTCGTCACGCCCCGTCCCCGCAACTGGACGGGGATGCGCAGCTGACCGCGTCCGCTCATTTTTACGGTGCCAGTGCCGCGCAGGTAGGCCGTGAGGCGCGGGCGCCCCGACCCGGTGAGGGTCACCCTGCCCGTGCCGGCGAGGGCGACGGCGTTGGGCGTGGCCGCCTTGTCGGTGTACCGCTGCATGAGTCCGGCCATGGTGGCCGAGGCCAGCGCGGCCAGGCCGGTGCCGAAGTAGGTCTTGTCGGTGGTGCGCCGTGAGTACAGGTACTCCAGGCACGCCGAGGCGAAAGCCGAGTTGGACGGGTCGGCGAGGGAGGCCACACCGATGGCCTGGACGAAGGCCAGGTTGTTGTAACTCTGCGTCGGCAGACCGTTCAGCTCGTACTCGGCCTTGAAGGCCGCGGGATCCCCGCCGGTCTGGCTGCGGGCGAAGGACGCCAGCTTGTTAGCCGCCTTGCGCGCGAGCTCGTTGGCTACCGAGGGGAAGTTGAGGTACTCCAGCAGGACGCCCCAGGGGTGCCGGATGGCGTTATACGACCACTTGTAGGAGGCGCCGGGCACGACTTGGCCGGTCCGGGTGGACTCGTCGGGCACCATGCCGGTGGCGTAGGTGCGGTCGAAGTAGCCCTGGGCGATGGGGTAGTTGGTCGCGATGAACGTCTCCCAGCGGGGGTCGCTGTCGAGGACCATGTACTCGCGCAGGTGGCCGGGGCGGAAGTAGTCGGCCATGTAGCGGTCGTCGGTCTTGTTCCACTGGTCGCCGTTGAGCATCACGTGGGCCGGTGCCTGGTTGGCGGGCATGAACTCGTACGCCTTGATCGCGGCGGTCATGGCCTTGGCGGCGGCGGCGTAGTTGATCGCACCGTTGCTGCCGAAGATGCGGTCGGCGAAGATCAGACCAAGGGCGATGTCCTTGTCACCGTCGGTCGCTCCTCCCGAGCCGGTGACGTTGCCGTTCTTGTCGACCGACCAGTTCATCAGGCCGCGCACGTTGAGGTAGCGGCGGACGTAGGCCCACAGCGCGTCGAAGCGGCTCTTGGCGAGCGCGTCGTACACACCGGTAGGGAGCTGCGGGTTGCCGTAGATCGCGCAGAGGATGAGCGCGTAGCCCATGCCCTCGGACACCGTGCCCCCCTCGGTGCCTGCTGCTCCAGAGACGGGGTCGCGCTGGTCGGGGCGCTTGATGCGCATCTCACCGGGACGGCAGCCCTCGGTGGTCAGGCACAGGTCCATGAAGGCGTCGTAGATGGCCCGTGAGTACTGCCGTGCCTTGGTGACGCCCATGGACGGCGGGGCGGCGGCGTCGTACCAGTCCTTGACGATGGCTCCGGCGGTGCCCGGAGTGGGTGTCGTCGGGTTGCTCGGAGTGGTGCCCGAGTCCCGTGCGTAGATCGCCGCGGAGTCGATGGTCAGGTTGAAGGGCTGCGGGGTCGATGACGTGCGCGCTGCGATGGGGGAGCCGGTGCCGAGCACCAGGGACATGTCCAGACCGAGCGCTCCCGCTGGCTGCTTCGAGGTGTCGCTCAGCTGCCAGGCCTTGCCTCCGTCGACGTAGAAGACGATGGCGGCGGGGGTCCACTCCACGGTGAGAGTGTGCTGCACGGTGAGGTCCAGCTGCACCGTCGACTGAGTCACCGTGGCATTGGTGTCCCGGACGTAGAAGATCACTTCGTCCGCTCCGCCGTCGCGGTGTGTGAACAGACCGATGGCGCCGTCGGCGTAGCTGGCGCTCTTCAGCTCGATCAGCGGTCCATAGCCCGGTCCCCGGTCGATCTTGGCCTTGACTTCCCAGCGGCCGTACTTCTGCAGGTTGGCTGTCTGGGTGAGGCCGCCGACGAAGTCGCCGGTGCCGATGACCTTGAGGGCGCCGTCGGCGACGATGGCGGCCTGCCCACCGGACACGGCGGGGGTGCTAATTACCGAGTTGCGGATGATGTGCTCCACTTGCGCGGGCCACACGGTGCCCGCGGGTGGCTCGGTGCCCAGGTCGGACGGGATCCAGTCGCCACCCTGGTTGTACGGGCCGTCGGACTCCCCGGGGACCTTGCACCAGATCCAGCCGTGACGGCGGCGGACGCCGTCCAGGCCGTTGGGGTTGTATCGAGATCGCGCGCCCAGGGCGATGCCGGAGGGGTTCTGCCAGTTCTGCGGGTTGGGTGGGGTCTTGGCGCCGTTGCGGGAGGTGTCGATGACGAAGCCGAGCTTGCCCTTGATCACCCCGTACTGGTTCTCCAGGATGTCGATGGTGCCGTTGGCGTGCGCTTCGCAGTCCAGTGTCGGGCGGAAGTTCGAGATGTTTTCGTTGATGCCGTCGCAGTCGGCGACGCCGGCCTGGGCGAGCACGGCGGCCATGTCGGCGGACCCGAGCCACTGCGAGTGTCCGTTGTCGTGGTAGACGCGTGCGTTGATGCACTTCTGGCGAATGCGCGTCACCGTCCAGCGCATGAGGGTCATGCGCGCGTCGAACTCCGCTTGGCTGATGCGGCCCTCGCGGAGCATGCCGAGGACCTGCGGCAGACCGTCGGGCTCCAGCAGGATGACGGTGTAGGCGTTGCCGATGGCGTCCAGCTGCTCGTCGATCCACTGCTTGTACTGCGCCTCGTTGGCGGCCCCGCCGGCCGCCGCGCCCCCGTAGTCGCGGCTGACGATGTTGTAGAAGATGAAGACGTTGCGCTGCCCCAGCGCTGTGGCCGCCTCCACGACGCGCCGCGTGATCCCGGACCCCAGCGGGATCCAGTCGACCGCGAGCCACTTGGCTCCCGGGGTGGCGACGATGTAGTCGACGCCCGACACGATGACGGGATCACTGAACTGACTGCGGATGGTGCCGACGGTGTTGTCCGGGTCCGCCCACAGGTGCCAGCCGTCGGTGGCCGGCTGACTGCTGCCACCCCCGGCGCCGTTGCTGTAGGGGCGCCAGCGGTTGGTGTTGAGCGAAGATCCGGTGAAGTCGTCGAAGTCGACGAGGGAGAAGCCGCTGGGCGCCGTGGGTGTGGTCGGCGTCGGAGTGGTGGGCTGCTCCACCTCCGGAATCGTCGGCGCCGTGGTGGTCCCGGCCAGTCCGGGCTGCATGATGCCCGCTGCCAGCATGGAGGCCATGGCGGCGGTGGAGACGCTGAAGTAGTTCTGCTCGTTGTCGTTGGCCAGCCAGGTCATCCCGTCGGCTGTCCACTGCGACAGGCTTGAGTCGGTCAGCCCACCGATCGTGTACGCCTGCATGTAGGTGGCGTTGATGTACGGGGTGCCGTTGCCGCCGACGTAGGAGTAGTCCATGGCAGGTTCGGCCTGCTGGGCGGCCACGTTGCCGTTGGCGCGCTCCTTCTGCTTCGTCGCCAGGCGCATGGGCATGTTCTTGGCCAGTGCGTCAGTGTTGGGGCCGTTCCAGACATAGTCGGCCGTGATGCGCCAGGGGTAGCGCGTGTTGTTGTAGCCGAACTTGGCCTCGCCGCTGGGGGAGCCGTCTTCCTTGATGTCGGTCTGCAGACCGTAGGGGTTGGACTTCGCGCCGCTGTAGAAGGTGCCCAGCGCGAGCGGGAAGTTCCTGGCGATGATGTCCAGCCAGCGGGAGTCCCCCGTGTGCCGGTAGAACTCGCGGAACCAGCCCGGTGCGAAGTAGTCGGGGTAGTAGCTGTAGCCGACGGACTCGTAGCCCCAGTAGTCACCGTTGACGTAGAGGTTGCCGCGACTGCTGTAGCTGAGCGGGATGATCTCCTTGGCGAGGATGGCGTTGATGTACTTCGTCGCCTCGGCGCCGTAGTCGATGCCCGTCGCGTTGCCCCACAGGCGCGAGGCCCACACGAGCGCGAGGGCGATGTCGAAGTCGCCGTCGCTGGCGCCGCCGCTGCCGCGCTTGGTGCCGTCGGGCCCGATGTACCAGTGCATCAGGCCGTTCTCGTCCAGGTAGTACTTCACGTATCGCCAGAAGCGGTCGAACCAGGTCTTGGCCTCAGGGTCGTAGATGCCGGACCCGAGTTGGGAGTTGCCGAAGCCGACGGTGGCGAGCATGCCGTAGCCCATGCCCTCGGACACCGTGCAGTTACGGACGTTCTCACCCCCGAAGCCCTGATCGGGTGCGTAGACACGAGCCATGCCGGCGGTTGGGACGCCGCTGGTGGTCCAGGTGAAGGCCTTGAACTTGTCGTAGCGGTTGCGGGCCTGCTGGCGCAGCAGCGCGAGGCTGGCGTTGGGTCGGACGCCGTAGGGGTACCAGTCGGCCAGGGTGATCCCGGTGCCCGCTGCCCCGGAGCCTCCCGAAGACCCATCGGTGCTGCCGGTGGACCCGCCGCCAGTAGCGGTCACGGCGTTGTCCCACGTCGACACGCTCGCGTGCCGGGTGCCTGTCCACGCGTACGTGTTGCCCGGGGTGTTGATCGTTGGCGCTACGTCTGGGGTGTCCCCATCGAAGTAAGGCTGCACTGCCGTACCTGCAGAAAGCACGAAGTTGGTGAACCACACGCAGCCGTGGCTGGTGACGCCGTATGACCCGAGGCCGAAGCTGATCTCGATGCTCTGCCGAGACGACAGGGTGAAGGTGAGAGAGTCTCGCGTCCACGGCCGGTTGGCGGTGTAGTGGCGCTGGCCGTAGACGGTGGACGCTGTGTTGCGCACGTACAGGTGGCCGTTCTCCACCAGGCCGTTGGTCTGCGCCTCCCAGCGCAGGGTGTACGTGCCTGCATCAAGCTGGCCGCGGAAGACGAAGGCTCCGGCATCGCCGGACTGGCCGTCGTAGAAGAACAGCTTGTAGGTGGTGCCGCCGTTCGGCCCCTCGGTGGGTTGGCGCTCCAGCTTGAAGTTGTTGTTCCCGCCGTGAGTGACAAGACCGGCGAGGTTCAGGCCCGCCCTCGGGTTGGGGATGAGGTTACGGACAATTGGCACAGCGCCCCAATTACTCCGACTCGAAGATCAGCGCGCCTGCAGGCCAGATCACCGGCTGGTTGGCCGGGATATCGATTCCCCCACCCGGGAAAAGGTGCGCTTCCAGGATGATGCCCGTGCCGGTCTGCGCCGTGTTGGTGCCCCATCCCTTGGCGTTGCCCCAGGAGGCCGTGCTGGTGCCCTGGTTGATGTCGCTGGTGTTAGCAACGAGGCCGGTGCCGTTGGGTGTCGGGAAGGCTGAGCTGACGTTGACGCGGTTGTAGCCGCCGCCGGCAACCTCCACGCCACCCGTTCCGTCTTCGTTGGGCATGACGGTAAAGATCATCAGCCAGGGGGTGATCGGCAGTGTGATGCTGAGCGGTTTTCCGAGGCGGAGCTTCAGGATTTCGTTCTCTAGGAAGTTGAGTGCAGACACGGGCTCAGCCTTGTTCGACGGTGATGTTGACGGTGCCAGCCTGCACAAGTGCGGCGACACCCTCCAGAAAGATGTTATCGGTGGGGTTCACGAGAGCATCGACATAGTCGACGCCCGGGACATTGGAAAGGAGCTGGACCAGCTCGTTGTAACGGACCACCACGTCCCAGTCCCATGAGGCGGGGCTGAGGTAGGAGCGCACAGCAGCAGCGGCGTCCGCGCGCACGGCCTCCACGTCGAAGCCGGGGAAGGCCTTCAGGGTGGCTGTCACATCGACCGTGGTGATCGACGGGTTGATCGCGTAGACGACGAAGTTGGCCTCTCGCTGTGACTCGAGCAGCGCAGTCACGGCATTGCGGACGACCGTGCCGACCGGGTTCCCCGCAGGATCGACCACGGCGACCGAGATGGTCCGCTCGTTGTCCATCCGGCCGTTGGCCGGGCTGTAGCCGTCGATGGCGAAGGCGCGATCCACTCCCGGCACATCGAGCGCGAGCGTGGCGAAGTCTTGCGGAACGATGGGCCGCGGGGCCAGCAGCTTGAGGCGGGCCTGGAGGCGGTTGAGGTACTCGGCGTCGGTCTCCGCGTCCTCACCGCCCACCGGCAGGGTGGTCGATGTGACGGACTTGACGAAGGTCAGGGCGTCCATGAGCTGCAGGGGCCCGATCGGCAGGTTGTTGTACGCCTCGCCCGGCTGGACCGACTCCACGTTGATGTACACCTGCGAGAAGCCCGCCGGCACCGTAGCGGTGCTGAGGGTGCGGAAGAAGGCGAAGGTGTTGTTGCCGAGCGCGTAGCCGATGAGGGTGCCACCGGGGATGGAGTACCCCGAGTCGTCGGTGACCTCCCAGCTGGTCCGCATCCGGGCGTACGCGGCGTCCACGGGCGGGACGTTGAGCATGGTGCGCCCGAAGTCCCGGTAGATGCTCCGCGGGACCCGGCTGGCCACGTCTCGGTTCTCCGCGATGGCGCGGCAGATGACCTCGATCATGGCCACGTCGAGCTGCCCCTCACGGGGTACCCAATCGGGGAAGACCGCAGCCATCGCTTGCAGGGTGCGGGCCGCCAAGGCGCTGGAGTCGGTACTGAGGGCGGTGAAGGCGCCGTCGTCGCCTACGTCGATGTAGCTCACAGCTGGTCCCAGGTCATGCCCATGTCGTTCCAGGTCAGGGTGCCCAACCCGTTCCAGGTGACGCCGACGGGCAGCGAGCCATCGTCTTCGCCGTCATCGGGGACGCTCGGCGTCGGGGTGGTGATGGCGATCCCTCCGCCTGGGGTGTCCAATACCTCGATCAGAGGCCGAACGCTGACGGTCACCCGCCGGATCGACGGGTCGATGGAGTCGACAGCGGAGTCCAGGGTCACCTCCGCCCGCGGCTCCCAGTCGCCGAGCTCGTTGGCGATGGTGTCCAGCGCTTCCTGCGCCGGAGCACCGAAGGCCATGTCGGGAATGCCGAATGTCGGTGCCTCCAGACGGTGCCCCTGGGGAGTGCCCATGTACGTGGCCACGCACTGGCTGATGTCCTCGTAGGAGTCCTGCTCCACCACCGCAGCGCTGCCGCCGAGGCCTATCTGGAAAGGAACGCGCAGGTGAGGGATCGCCATACGGTCACGACTTTACTTGCCAGCCGATCAACCAGGCGGGATTGCTTTCGCTGCCGGTGAAGATGACCAGGCATTGGTCGCCGGGCTGAGGTGGCTGGTCGCTGCGAGTGAAGGGCATCGGGCCGAAGAAGAAGTCGGGAGAGAAGCCATCGAGCGTGACCCGCGCAGTCGTGGCGGTCACGTCCAAGACTGTTCCGGACACCGGGCCGATGGGTCGTGACCGCTTGCTCTTGTTGGCACCGCCGGACAGGTAGGTGGTGAAGGCATCGCCGAGGTCGCTCATTCGCTCCCCAGAAGCAGTAGCGGAAGCGGGTTCACTGGCGACCCCAGCTTGCGGATCTCAAAATGCAAATGCACCCCAGTAGCGGTGCCGGTCTGCCCGGCACCGCCGATGATGTCGCCCTTCTTGACCGCCATGCCGTTGCGGCACCGGATCCGGTTCAGGTGCCCGTACCGGGTCTCGTAGACGAGCGGGCCTGCGGCCTTGGTGCCGTTGTGCTTGATGTAGACGACGTTGCCGTAGCCGCTTTGCTGGCCGGCGAAGGTCACCACGCCATCGTGGCTGGCCGTGACGGCCTGGTTGAGGCTGGCGTTGATGTCGATGCCCTGGTGCTGGGAGCTGGCGCCCTTGGTGGGGCTGGAGCGTGCACCGAAGCCCGAGTTGATGCGGTGGTCACCGCCGATGGGCCAGGCCCAGAAGTTGGAGGTCGGTGCTCCCGCACCCCCGGTGACGGTGGTCCCGGCGCCACCACCGGCCAGGTTGGCGAAGTAGTTGGCATCCAGGCCTGCCTCGGCCGCGCCTGCGGCTGGCTCGGGTGGCGGGTCAGGCTCGGGCAGCTCGGGCTCGGGGAACTTGATGGTGACCGAAGACTGCTCGGCGAACAGGTCGCGCTCGATCTGGGAGACGAACCACTTGCCGTCGGCGGGTCCGAGGTCGAACAGCTCCACGGTCGTGCCGGCGGGGGAGTCCCAGCGGCTGGTGATCAAGTCGTAGGTGCCCTCGGACATGGGCTTGCCCACGTCCCAGTCGAAGTTGACGAAGCCGATGCCTGCGGAGAACTCGCGCACGTCGTAGACGGCGGGACCATTGACGTAGGCGGAGTCCGGGCCGAGGTTGAGGGTGCCCTTGTCGACGTAGCACCGCCAGTTGATCTCGGCGAACCAGCGCTTGATCGCTGTCCAGGTGTCCTCACGGTTGTCGTCGGTGATCTCGGATGCCTTCTCCCGCGACGTGGCGGGTATCCGGGAGGCCCCACCGGAGAAGTAGTCCTCGACGATGCCCGAGGCAGGTTCGGAGCTGCTGGTCTCAGTGGCCACGGCGGTCAAGGTGCCGCGGGCTAGCTCGGTCTTGACCCGCTCGGTGTTGTTGTTCGACACCGCCACGACTGCCCACGGGATCTCGCTCATGAGCTCGCGCGCCGCCTCCACGCGGGTGACGCTGCCCGCGGCGAACTTCCGCGGCTCGTTGTGCCGACGCATCTCGGCAACCAGCAGGTCCTCCATGGTCAAGGTCAGGCTGTCACCGTCCTTGTCCACCCCGGCTAGCTCAAAGGAGTGGTCATCAACCTGCGCTGTGATGCGCTTGGAGAGCATCCCGGACTTCAGCAGCGTCCGCTCCGGGTCGAAGATCCGCAGGCTGAGCGTCGATGCTCCGTCCGTGGTGCGGGTCACCGAGGCGGACTCCACGTTGCGCCCGATGTCGGCGACCTGGCCGCCGTCGGCAATGAGCGTCATGCCGTCGGGTAGGAAGTTGAGGTCCTCCATCAGGCAGGCACCTTGAGGACTTGGCCCACCTTGAGGCTTCGCGGATCACGGACGCCCGACGCGTTGGCAATGTCCTGCCACCGGGCTGAGGAGCCGTACATCTTCTGCGCGATGCCGCTCAGGGTGTCCCCGGCCTTCACGGTGTACGTGCGCTCCCCGCCCGACGATCCGGTCGATGCTGCCGCTGGCGGTGCTGCAGCTGCCGCGGGGGAGCTGTTGTGCACGACGACCTGAGGCGCGTTGTGCTGGCGGAAGGTCAGCGTCATGGACTGACGACACCTTCGCCCGTCGTCGCGGTACTCGTCGTCGTCCTGGTACTCGATGCCCACAAGAATCCAGGCGAGGTCGGTGCGCTTGACGTTGGGGCCGGCGAGGCGCAGCACGTCGGGGATCTTGGGCGTGGGGATGCGCCGGTCCTCGATCAGCTTGATGATCGGCTCGATGTCGCCGTCGGGGTACTGGTCGATGGCCACGTCGATGGTCTGCTCGAACAGCTCCACGCCCGAGAAGTGGGTGTAGGCGTACGTGCGGGGACGGTCGATAGAGTCCCACACGGCGCCGCCAGCACTGATGTACGGCGCTCGCTCGCCCAGGTCCACGGAGATGACGAACGGGCCAGTGGCCAGGAAGATGCCCAGCTTGCTCATGCCCGGGCCAGCTTGCCCTTGATCTGACGGACGATGATGTCTGCCGTCCGCTGCGCGTTGAGCACGTCGGAGCCGGATACCCGGATGGCGCCGTCTTCGAAGATGACCGAGGGACCCATGGGGGACGGGCCCTCGGGCAGGGGGTCGACACGGGCGCCCTTGGGCAGCGAAAGCAGCTCCGGGCCGCGCTCGCCGACCCAGCTCATGCCCGGCTTGCGGGTGATGCCGCCCTTGGCCTGACCCGGGTACAGCGGCTTGGCGCCGAAGAGGCTGCGCAGGTCGTTGCTGATGCCTTGGATAGCCTTGGGTGGCCCGCCGTCCTTGCCGGTAACCGTGTCAACGGGGTTGGCCACGGCGTTGGCGGTGGCGCCGGCGAAGCCGACGACCCCAGAGACGATGTTCAGGATGCCCTTGACTTCGTCGAGGGTGTTGACGACGCTATCCAGCAGCGGGTCGATGACCGGCTGCAAGGCCACAAGCAGGTCGGTGATCCCCCTGATGATGTCGACGGCGCCCACGAAGATGTCGAAGATCTTGGGACCGGCGTCCTGAAGGAAGGGCCAGACCGTGCCCACCCACAGCGTCTTGACGTTGCCGACGATGTCCTGCACGTCCTCCCAGATGGAGACCAGCCGCCCACCTGAGCCGGTCCGGTCGTCCAGCAGGGACACGACGCTGTCGAAGCCGCCCTGGCGGTACATGAAGAGCATCTCGGCGCCGAGACCCTTGATCTGCGGGTAGGCACCCTTGGCGCGGGCGGTCAGCTTGACGATGCTCTTGCCGAGTCGGTCGAAGCCCTTCTCACCGATCCGGTTCACATCGGGCATCACGTCGCGTGCCAGGAAGTCGCGCATGGGTGTGAAGGCGGTCGCCATGCCCAGCTTGGCGCGCTCGCGGAAGTTGGCGATCTGGCCAAGGAAGGTCTTGGACTGGTTGTCCATCGCGTTCTGGAAGCGTGGGTCGTTGGCGAGGCCCTTGGTGATGATGTCGGCGGCCTGGGTGCCGGAGATGAGGCCGTTCTCGGCGTCCTTGCGGATCTGCGCGATGGTCCGACCCGAGGCTTGGGCGAGGTAGCCGTAGGCGTCCACGCTGGCGTCGGCCAGCTGCCCGATCTCCTCCAAGCTGAGGACGCCATTGCGGCGCATCTGCCCTAGGGCTCGCGCCATCGCCTGGATGCCCTCCTCCCCGGTGTTCAGGGCGGCAGCGGCGTTACCGAACGCCGTCAGGGTGGGGATCACGTCCTTGGCGTCGTAGCCCACGGCCATGAGGTACTGCGAGGTCTTCTGCAGGTTCTCTAGGTCGAACGGCGTCCTGAGCGCCATGGCTTGCAGCTGAGCCATGAACGCTTCGCCGGCCTGCGCCGACCCCAGCAGGGTGTTGAAGCCGACCTGCGCCTGCTCCATGGCGCCGGCAGTCTTCAGCCCGAAGACCGACGCGGCGATACCCGCTGCTCCGAGAGCAGTGGCCGCTCCACCGACCGCCTGTGCGCCCGCTACGGCCCATCCGGCGACCTTGCCGAACGCTCCTCGAGCGCGGTCCAGGGCCGATGACGCACCGCCAGCACTGCGTGCGGCCCGGTCCGATTCCTGGCTGATGCGGTGGATGGCGGCGGCTGCGCGCTCGGCGTCGCGGCGGAACCGGGAAGCTTGTTCAAGGGTGAGCCGTACGCCTACTTCGTCGTTTTCAGCCACAGCTAGCCCTTGCGCTTACCTTTGCCCCGGCGACTACCGCCAAAGACCCTGCCTACAGCATTGCCGACAGCGATCCCGATTGCATCGATCTCCTGCTGCCGCCGTTCGGAGTCCATCGCCAAGGCCTGCTCGATCACTTCGTTGAGGACGCGCACCTCATCGGCAGGTGCTTTGAGGTAGGTGAGGGGGTCGGCTCCCAGGATGAGCGCCACCGCTGCGGACTTGACCCCAGGGTGGCTGGCTATTCCCCCTGGTAGTCGTCCTCAAGGTCACGCAGCTCCAGGCCCGACCACTGCAGGAGCTGGGCAGCGTGTGCCATCAGGTCTCCGTCGATGACGAAGAGCGCTCGGCACACCGCGATGGCTCGGCGGTCCGCCACACCCAACATGACGGCCAGCTCCTGGCTGCCGAAGCGCAGCGGCTCGCCGTCCTCGCCCTCGGTCAGCTGGCGGCCGTCGTCAGTGGTGATGGTGATGCCGGTAGCGCAGGACACGAGGACCTGGGCGTTCGCGTCCAGAGCCGCCTCGGAACGCTTCTTCTTGCCCGCCTTGTTGGCCTCGCTGAGGCTGGAGCTGTGCTTGTCGATCTCGCTCCAGTCGGCAGGGCGGTAGGTCACGCTGATGCTCGGCGTACCCTTCTCGCCCCATCCCGGCACGTTGAGGGTCTTCTTCTTGGCTTCGACCAGCTTCTGACGCGCGCCGGCCAGGTCGGCGAAGACCGACGAGTCGGTGCCCATCAGCCGACCGACCCGTCAACGGAGATCATGGCTTCCCACATCTCCACCTCGTTGCTGTCGGAGTCGACCTCGCCGGGAGTGACGCCCGAGAGAATGCCGGTGTAGACCTCAGCGCGTCCGAAGGCGTTGCCATCCAGGTCCAGCGCTTGCTTGCTGATCACCACGCGCGCCTTGCCGACGCGGGAGTACATGTAGCGACGCAGCTCCACGTCGGCGTCCTCGTACGGCTTGCTCACCGTCACGTCCTCGGTCGACGACGGCGCGCCATAGGCGCGCTGGGGGCCCATGCCGCCGCGGCGGCGCTTGACCGGGTCGGAGGTGACGCCACTGCCCGTGAAGGTGTCGAAGGTGATCTGGCGTCCCTCACAGGACATGGTCACGAGGTACTGATCTTGACGGCCTGGCATGCGTGTCCTTGGTGCTACAGCGCGATGTCAGCGCTGGTCTTGACGATCTCAATAACGACCAACTCGGCGGTGGGCGACATGCGCAGGCTGAGCACCGCGTGCAGCTCACCGTTGGCGATGGTGGTGGGGGTGTTGACCTGCTCGCCGACGTTGACCAGGTAGGCCTCGTCTGGCGTCTCGCCGAAGAGGGCGCCTTCGTTGTAGTAGCGCAGCAGGACACCGGAGAGCGCGCTGCCGAACTCGGCGAGCAGCTGGCCGCGGCCGTCGACCTGGCGGAAGAGGAAGGTCTCTGCCACCGTCTCGGCCTCCGCGGTGATGGCCATGCGTAGGCGCTGGTTGGCCAAAAAGCTCCAGGCGTAAGCATCGGTGCCCGGTTTGGCCAGGGTGCGGTAGCCGTACAGCGTGACCCCTGCGGGCAGCTCGCGGAAGACGTTCAAGCCGTTGGTGTTCAGCGCCTCGCGCTCAGCGTCGGACCATCCGGACTGCGTCAGGCCGACGACGTAGCGCGCACGCCCGCTGACGCCGGCCGCAGCGTTGTTGGCCGAGCGGGTCTGGTCGTTGCGGGCCATGAGCGCCGCGGCCATCGCCGTCGGGGGCACCTGGCGGGTGGTGCCACCGAGCAGACCGGGAACGACATGCCAGGGACCGAAGAGGGCTGCGTATTCATCACCCTGCAGGCTCTGCGCCTCGGTGCCCGCCGCGGTCGCCGACGAGGTGTCCGTGTCGTCCAACAAGGCGATGCGGTTGTGCTCCTTGGCGTGCGTGCGCAGGGCACCGCGCGTGTTGGTGGAGGTGGCTCCGGGAATCCAGACTTGCCCCGGACCCAGGCCACGAGTGAAGCGTGCCAGGGCAGTGCCGCGCGTCACGTCGTCAACGGCTGCGTAGTCGTCGGCACCGCCGGTCATGTTGGCGGCTGCGACGACAGCCGGGTCCGCGCCGCTGGCACCGGTGGGCAGGCTGACCGCTGCCCAGCTGGAGCTGTTGGACCAGTTGATGGCGTCGGTCACGCTCGCCAGGGACGGGGAACGCTCCACGCCGAACTCCGGGTTAGCGATGACCAGCGCGAACTCACCCACGGCCGCGCCGGCCGTGACTGCCACAGTGACGCCGTTCCACCATGCTCCGGCGTTCTTGGCATCGACCCGAAGCGACGGGTCACCGTCGGCGTCGTTGAGGGTGATGCCAGCGAGCGCTGCGGCCGGTCCTGCGACGCGCTGCACGTAGGCCGTGCTGCCACCCTCGCGGAAGTAGGTGTCCAGGGCATCCCACAGCAGCGACTCGGTGATGCGCGCCCCGAAGTATGTGCGGAACTCGGTCATGTTCCGGACCAGCTGCGGCGAGGTCAGGGAGCCGCGCTGGGCCGGCCCGACGACGAACGAGGTGCCGGTGTCGACACCGTTGCCGCGACCGGGGGACGAGGCCCGTGAGGTTACTTCGACGCCTGGACGTGGACTCACTTGGCGGCCTCCTTGCTCTTGGCCTTACCCGTGGTCGGTACTTCGACCAGGGCGCCTGCTTCGATCTTGCGCGCGAGCTCGTCGCTGCGGTCGACATCAGCCGTCTGAGCGGTGCCCAACACCGGACCACCAGGGACATCTACTGGATATGGGTGTGGGTTCTGCACCTTCACAGAGGCTTCTTTCGCGTATGGATGTACGTAGCCGTGATGTCGACCAGCGGGTCGGGATCAACGTCGGGTTCTTGCAGGCCGGATCGAATATCGACGATGCCGTCCACGTGTACGCCTAGCGTAACCGTCGCGGCCCCCAAGGTGCGGGAATCCTCTGTCGGTGCATCGTCGTAGCTCTCGTCCAGCAGGTCGATCCCCGAGCTGATGCCTCGCTGGAGCACTCCCTCGCTGAGGTACGGCAGTGATTGGTGCTGCATCATGCATGCCCGCCCGGCGGCGGCGTACAGCTCCGCCAGCTCGCGTGTGGTCTCTCGGTCGTGGGACGCAACGACGAAGCCGACGCGGATGTCGAAGACGGCGTTCAGCGACTTCGACTGGATGGTGGGTGACCCCAGGAAGCCGGGGGAGACCACGACCAGCGCAGGCAGCTGCTCGCCCGCCCAGTTGTCGACGAGGTCGCTCATGTGCCACGACTCGGGCGCCGGCAGGGCGTCCCGGGTACGCCCGGAGGCCTCGGCGATCTCGGCCAGGTAGGAGGGGAAGAAGGTCTGCAGCGTCGCGGTCACGTTGTGGCGGACGTTCGCGCCCGTGACGATGCGGCCGTAGGCGCTACTCATTGGGGTAGGACTCCACGACGTGGCGCTGCACCGTACGCAGCATGGACTGTTGCTGGCGGCGGGTCAGGTCGACCACCTTGCGCTGCGCCATCCGGCGGGTGCCTTCCTGGTGGAAGCGCGCCTTGGGGTCCTTGGTGCCCATGAAGATGGTCTTGCCGGCGTCTTCGACACGCAGGATCCCGTCGCTGCTCCTCTTGTTGGTCAGCGACTTCCTCAGGTCCTGCTTCTCTTGCAGGATGCGCAGCTGGCCGCGGACGCGGCGCTTGGACGCCAACGTCGACGGCTTCAACGGCGACCACCGGCCGCTGGCTCCGCTGGAGCCCTCAGTGTTGAACAGCGAGCGCTCGAAGCCGCGGAACTGATCGTACAGGTCGTCCTTGATCGGCGTCAGATCGAGCGCCACGTCAGGCCAGCGGCGTAGGTGGTACTCCACGTCCTCGATGCCGTCGGCGGAGAAGCGGAGAGCTACCACCGGACTTGGCCGATGGGCTTGCAGTTGACCGGGAAGCCAAAGGCCGGGAGCTTGTAACCGTCCTCGCCGGTCGGGTCCTCCCCGGACTCCTCGGTGACCCGGGGCAGCGCCGCCTTGACGCCCTGGTCGTACAGCTCCTTGAGCCGGTCGTAGGGCGATGAGTCGGTCTGGATCTGCTCGGGGAAGTACGACAGCTCCACGGCCATGGCCGCGCGCAGGGCCACGAGCTCGGCTGCCGCTCCCTCCACGCCAGCCGGCACCGTGCCCCCGAGGGCCGCGCTGACCGTGGCCACTGCCCGGTCGATCAGCTGGGAGACGGCCTCAGCTGTCGGACGCGTGCGTGTCTGGTCTGCGGCCAGCTCGGACGTGAAGGTGCCCTGCTCCCTGCCGTTGCGGTCCTTGGTGCGCGCACGCAGGAGCGCTGCGACATCGGCCACCGTGGGTGCCCAGGTGACCGCCACGGACTAGGCCTCGAGCAGCTTGGTGAGGCCTTCGACGACACCCTTGCGGGCGTCGTCTCCCTTGGCCTGCTCACGCGCCAGCAGGTCGGCTGCCTCGTCCTTGTGGTCCTCGGCGTACGCCAGGACCTGACCGACGTTGCCGTCCAGTGGCTCAATCGTGCGGGTCGTCGGCGAGTCGATCGTCGCGCCTTCAGGGAGTGAGGTCAGCTCAGGACCATGCTCCCCGGTCATGACACCGGAGGGGTACAGCGGGTCGATCACGGGTGGCTCTGCGGCCAGCGGGTCGATCGTGGCCGGCGTGTCGTCGTCGGTGACAAAGGCGCCGAGCTGGTCGCCTCGGGTCAGGTAGCGACCCTCGGGGATGTCGACCGTCTCACCCTTGCGAGCGGTGACGAAGGTGCCGTTCGCGTTGACGTAGCCGAAGTAGATCGACTTGATGGTGCGCTCGGGCATCAGAGGCCGTCCACACCCGTCAACTGCAAGACGGCGTTGGGGTTGGTCACGTAGGCCACCGGACGCGTGTCGGTCTGGAACCAGGTCTCCTGGGTCTCCGGCTCACGCCACGACTCGGTGCTCAGCGCCTTCTCCACGCGGTACTCACCGACCTCGCCCGACGCAACCAGGTAGGGCTTGCCCTGCGGAACGCGCGGGGAGACTCGGTAGCCGTTGGTGAAGCCGACCAGAGACAGCGCGTCACGAAGCTTTGCGGCTTCGTATTGGAAGAAGGCCAGCAGCGACAGCTCTTCGTTCTCGTTGATGAAGAGAGTGTCGTACGTGATGCCGGTCTCGTCGGTGATGGCCTGCTTGCGGGCGAGGGCCAAGTCGGCGATGGGCGTGTCACGCGGGCCCGTGGGGTTGGAGCCGTTCGGAATCGCGGTCGTCCAGTCGTTGCCCGGCACCTGGCGGCTGTGGGCGACAACGGCGGCGTTGAGGATGGCGACGGTGTAGGCGTTGGTCGCACGGACGATGGTGTTGCTGACCTTGCGAGCGTGTCGCGTGATCAGCTGCACGTCGTTGCGCTCGCGCGCCTCGTCCGTGACGAAGAACTTGCCACCCCACTTCTTGGGGACAGCGACCTTGGGCTCGCCGCGGCTGGAGGTGAGGATCGGGAACTCTTCACCGGGGGCGACGGCTTCAGCGTCACGGTCGGTGTAAAGGTCGTTGCCGTCGACTTCGTCGTACACCACAGCGCCACCGGATACGGCACCGGCGCGCGTGAAGACATCGTCGATGAAGAACAGGCTGGCGGTGAGGTCACGGACAAGTGCGGTGACGCGCGTCGGCTGGTTCGAGTAGGTGTCAACGGTGATGGCACCGTTGTTGACGGTCGGCGTACCCAAGGGGTGAGCGACGGTGTTCGGAAGTGTTGCCATGGAAGTTCAGTCCCCCTAGTACAGGCTGATCTGTGCGTCGGTGCCGGAAGCGGCAGCGGTGAGAGCGAAGCCGATGGCTACGCCCGTGTTCTTTGGACCGACCTGACCGTTCGTGGTCACTTCGACTTCCTGGAACGCGGTGATGTTGGCCGAGCAGGTGATGGGTACGACGTTGCCCGGGCCTCGGATGACGCCGACCATGCCGCCCTGGATGTCGGTGAGAGCAGCGTCCCACTTGGCGACGCCGAAGATGCGGCCACCGGCGTCAGCATGGCCGATGGAGACGTTGCCGGTCCCGACGCTGGTGGCGAGGGGGCCTGCGGCGCCGGGCGAGGTCTGGCGGTTGCCGCTGATCTTGACGCATCGCTTGCCGATGACGGCGGTAATGGCGATGGCCGTGAGGTCAGCGCCCGGGCGGTAGAAGGGGATGCACTCGTTCTGGATGGTGGGCATGACCTACGCCTCCTGGGCAGTCTTGAAGCGGTTGATGCGGGCGATCTCGCCAGGGGTGAGGCCCAACGTGGAGTACTGCTCGGCGGATGCGGCGATGTCTTCCTCGCCGGTACCGCCGTGGCCGCTTTCGCTGAGGTTGATCGTCTTGGGTAGCGAGGCGATGGTGGCCTTGGTGATCTCGTAGTTGTCGTCCAGCGCCTTGCGCCAGCCGGCTGAGACGCTGGGACCGAACTTGCCTTCGTTCATGGCTGCTGCGATCAACGCGTCCTTCTCGCCAGCCTCGATCTTCTCGCGCAGCTGGCGGCCACGGGAGACTTCGGCTTGCAACTCGGCGAGCGCGGCGGCGTCGACCGTGACGGTCTGCGGTGCCTCCACGTCGCCGTCCTTCTGCTGCGGGATGGTCACCGGAGCCGAGCCAGGAGCCGACGTGGGTGCCGGGGTGTCCTCGGGCGCCGGGTCGGTGTTGGAGGCGGTGGCGTCCTTGGCGGCAGCGAGAGCGTTCAGCGCCTCAGTGATCTGCTCGTCGGTTGCGCCCTCTTCGAGGCCCAGGGCCTTGAGGTGTTCAGGGTTCACTTGCTTTTCCTCACTGAGGTGAACTGGGTCGTTTGACCTATTGACATTGTTAGCACCCCGCGATTCCTCTTTGGTGGAATACACGACGACTGTGGTAGCTTCCGCTGCCGCGACTGCGCCCGAGTCCACGTCCTCGTAAACGATCCGTACCTTGACGGGATCGGAGAACGTGACCTCGTCACCACTAATGGAGTACGTCACACGGTTGAGCGAGGCGTCGCGCTCGTCGCTGATGATCAGTTGCGGCGGGTCGACGTGCATTTCCCGGATCCAGAGATCCCAGTCGGGGTTCTGCTCGTAGTAGGAGCGGCGTACGTCGTCGGTGGACACCGAGGCAGCCACGTCGTCGGAGTGCTTCTTGCGACCGAACATTGGCTTGTCGGGTCCCTTCTCCTCGCCAGCAGCGAGGTCGTCTGTCACCTGGGCGGCTGCCACAAGGTCGAAGTCGTCGATGGAGTCAGCGGTGGCCAGCAGCTCGATATCGGCGAGCGTGGTCACGGCGGGGTAGGCGGTGCCCAGCAGGGCGACGCCCGTGAGCATGAAGTCGTGGACGGCGCCGGTCTGGGTCTTCGCTCCGAAGCGGCCCTCGATCGAGCGCCGGGGGTACAGGGTGCCCATGGCGTCGGCCAGCCAGGTGGGAACACCGACCAGGTCACCGATCAAGGTCATCCGGTCCTCGGACAGGCGCAGGTTGACGATGCGCCCCAGTGCCGGCTCCCCGTCGTTCAGCGTGGAGACGTGGCCGAGCTTGACGATCGGTGTGCGAACCGCAGAGTCGTCAGCCGCCGCGACAGCCGCAGCGAGGTGCTCGGGCGTGAAGGTGACATCGCCCGTAGAGGCGTGCCACTCCTCGCCCACCTCTACGAGCTCAACGCCCTTGACGACAGATACACCTGGCATGCGTTATTCAGCGTAGGCGAGCCGACGTTGCACCAGGTGGACATGTCGCTACCGTGCGCGCGTGAGCAACACGCAACCCCCGTCTCGGTGGCGAGATGCGTTCAATGACTCCTTCGGCCCACCGATGATGTTCCGGCCCTTGACGCGCGAACAGTACAGAGACCTCGATCGGATTGCGGCTAATCCTGATGTCATGCGCCGCGTAGTGCAGACCTTCGCGTTCTGGCGACCGCGCGCTCGCAGGAGAGTATGGGTCAAGGTTATTGCATGGGGTTCCTTTGCCTTCGGCTACCTCCTATTTCTGGCCGGTGTCCCACTCCACAGTGGAGTCCTGTTACTGCTGGGCCTTGCGATTGTTGTGGCCGCGCTCGTCGCCTTGTTGACACTGTTCAGAACTCGCGAGGTCGCCTGGTATGAAGCCTTGGCCCAAACGCGCTATGCCATAGAGGGGTACGCCATTCTCCGCGACGAGGTTGCGGCTGGGTCAAGGCTGACCTGGGAGAAGAGAAAGGCACTCGCTTCCCGAGCCGCCTGGATCGCGGACTACTTACTCGGCGCGTTCCGTCCATATCGTTTCGGACGCGGTACCCCAACCGAGAAGTTCAATGCTCGCTACTTGAAGCTGGCTCGGGAGGCCGTGCGGTCCCTCGTGCCGATCGGCCTCGCCAGCAGCGACGCTAGCCAGCTGCAGGCTGTCCACGACGACTTGTGGCGGGTGCTCTTGCGTATCCACGAGCATGACCTGCTCAGCATTGCCGACATTCGCCGGCCAACTGACCAGCCACCGCCACCGTTCTCAATTAAGCCAGCGGATCTTGTGACGTTGGTCATTGGCTTGCTGACTATCGTCGCGACTGTCTTTGTCGGATGGCGATGGGGAGGCTGAGTCACCAGCCCATGAAGCGCGCGATCCATCCCCGCTTCGGCGGATTCGCTTTGCAATGATCAAGGGCTACCTTCGTTGACTCCCAGCGCGTCTTGTACTTGCCGCTGTCGTGGAAGGTGTGAGCTGTGCGGTGACACCGCCGGCAGAGCGCTACAAGGTCGCCATCCCACTCGTGCCCGAGGCGTTCGTATGTGCGGTGGTGAAGGTCAAGACGACCCTTGAAGGAGCAGCCGCGGCAGTACGCGCCGTGCTTCTTCATCCACCGGGCTCGCCGCTTCTTCCACTCCTTCGAGCGCAAATAAAGATCCCGATACCAAGCGTTGTACTCGCGGCGTGGGGCCATATTCGGGGAAGGTTAGTCGGTGCGTACCTCTGGGCTTTTCATGCCTTTCCCCGTACCATTGACTTATGGATGCCGGGGACTGGCTGGGGGCCATTGCCGCACTGGTCGGCGCCCTCGTCGGGGGAGGCGCGGCAGTATTCGCCGGCATGTACGCCGCCCGACGGGCCAGCCGCTCCGCGGTGCGTGGTGCCTCGGCAGACCTGATCGCACTCCTGCTGCAGTCCGATGACCCGGCTTTGCGCGCCAGGGGCAAGGAGCTGCTGTTCGGGTCCGTGGAGGACCTGGCCACCAGTCCCGATGTCCCTGAGGCCACCCGGCGGGCCGCAGCCAAGCAGCTGGCCGACGACGCCACCCGAAGCAGCGAGCTGGACCAGCTCTTGGATCGGGCGCGTAGCCTGATGAGTGAGGGAGACAGGATCGTGTTGCGACGACCTCAGGAGGGCCAGAGCGATGAGTGAGACCAGGTACCTCGATGCCGGACCCGAGGTGATCGAGCTGGCCAAGACCCGCCTGGCGGCCTACCTGGCGGCTGGCATCAAGCCGGACCCCGCTCTCGTCGCTCTGGTGGAGGCTGCGAAGGCGAACGCCGAGGCGGATCGCCAGTTGGGCAGCGCGTAGCCGCTCGCGTACGTAGGGTGCCCATGTGGAGCCCAATGCTGCGCTGAAGGCCATCGAGACCTCCCTGCGCCTCGCCATCCGCGACGTGTATGGCAACGAGGGCTGGCTGCAGGTCAAGGGCGCACCGAGCCAGGAGAAGCTGCAGGAACGGCTGGACGCTGAAAGAGAAGCAGCGTGAAGCCGTGGTGGTCTCTCGCAACCTCCTTGATTACACGCACTACTTCGATTTGCAGGAAATCATCCTGAAGAACTGGCCTGACTTCAAGCCGGTCTTCGAAGAAAACGTGCGGATGAAGGGTTACTTCGACATCCTCGCCAGCGTGCGGAACGTCATCGGACACAGCCGCGATCTGGTCCCCTACGAGGCGGACCTGCTGTCGGGTGTGGCAGGGCACATTCGACAGATGGTCGCCATCTACCGGAGCAACGACGTGGCCGATCAGCACTACCCGAAGATCGAGAAGGTGTCAGACAACTTCGGGCGGGAGGGTCACTTGTTCAACGACTCGCCCTACTTCCCCGACAAAGTCCGAGTGGAAGTCGGGCAGGTCATCACCTTCTCCTGCTCCGCTCAGCGCGCGCGAGACAAGGACATTCGGTGGCGGGTCTCAACCGAGAACAGTATGAGTTACAGCAGGGATTCTTGGCCTCACTGGATAGCCAGCAATGAAGAGGACATGGCCGTGATCACCTTCGAAGTGACCGAGGACCACGTCGGTGAGTCACTGCGTCTCTTCGTCGACATGGCATCCACCAGCAAGCACCATCGCTACCAGCAGATCGACGACCAACGCTGGTTCGCCTACGCGGTCAACCCGCCCTACGACGCCTGACCAGTCATGCGGCTAGCCCCCACACTCCCACCGAATCCCACTTGATGATCTGCGTGGCATCCCCTGCTGGTGGCTGAGTCCCAGACTGCAAAGTCTCCGTCTGCAGCGCGCAGCGCATCGGGGTGTTGGGTACCCGACTGGTCGCTCGGCCCACCAGCTGACCGTCGACGAAGACGGCACAGTCGTTCGGCTTCCACTCGAGCACGATGTTGTGGGTCAGACCGTCGTTGACGTTGACGGGGTATGAGAAGACCTGCTGGTCCCCGGGGCCCGTGCCGTCCTGGTTGTGGTGGTTGAAGTGCGGCGCACCGCTGACCAGCTGACCTTCCATCCAGTCGATCTCGCCGTCGCGTGGCCACACCTCGGACTTCGGCCACATGAGCCAAGCCGTGGTCCAGCCGGCCACCAGTGGGTAGACAGCCTGGTAGCCGAGCACCTCGTACCGCCCGTACAGCTGGCTCTTGGTGCCATCTTCCAGGAGCGGCTCGGGAGCCATGGCGACCACCAGGCCCGTCGATGGGTCTCGGTGTAGGCGGCCGGTGAACCGGCCGTTGACGACACTGAGGTTGGTGTTGCCGCCGTAGTGGTCACCATTGTTGACCCCGTACGGACCACCGTGGGTCGTCAGGTAGTTCTCCGGATACGTGCTGTGCGAGCTGCCGTAGGTCTGGAGGAACTGGCCCTCAGGTACGTCGACGTTGTAGTTCTCGTCACGGCGCAACCGCCACCCGGGCAGGTCCGTCCTCGCAGCTGGCGGGAGGATCAGCCGGCGTCCAGCGCTCCCGTACCTCGCGCGCTGGGTGAGTCTCACCGCATGTCCTGGCCGGCGACGAAGCCGAGCCAGTTGACTCCGTCGTAGATCATGGAGATGACATCGACCTTGCCCGCCCCGCTGGACAGAGTCGGCGCTGTCCCTCCTGACCAATCGACCGCGGTGGGCCAGGTGACCGTGCGCCCGCCGATACCGTCTTGGACCAAGACGAGCGTGAAGGACTTGCCAGTGACGGCCGCGGGGTAGGTCAGCGTGACGTTGCCGGTGAGGATGAGTCGGTGCAGGGTGGCGGTACCCACGTCAGGCACCGTGTAGGCGCCGGTGACTGAGGCCTGGGAATTGACCTTCTCAATGGCCGACACGGTGTTGGGGTCGTACGTCATTCGACGAACCAGTTGGTTCCGTCGGTGTACACGGATTTCGACCCGTTCTGCGTCGTAATCACCGCAGTCGCTGCCCCGTCGATGGTTCCACTGGCTGGGGAGAGGGTTACCGTTCCTGTGGTCAGGCTTTTGACCACCAGGGTTTCTCCTGGCGGATACGTCGCAGGCAGTGTGACTGTTCCGGTCGCCGTCATGTTGATCTTCCGGTCCGTAACGAGGGCCGTGTAGTTGCCCCCCTTGGTCTGGACGCCGCCGCCTTCAACCCCGAGGAACTGCTCGGGCCCGGTGGGGAAGCGGAGCACCATCGCGCCCAGACCGGCACCGTTGTCCTTGGCGTACATGCGTGCCTCCCCGGCCGCGGCCACGCCGGGAGCCGCGATCTTGCGCGGGAAGCGAATAAAGCCCTCCGGGGCGAACACGACGTTCTGGTTGTGGACGACGCTGGTGTTGGCTCCACCATCCGTAATGAGGCTGTTCGGGGTGACGTTGCCACCGGTGCCGTAAAGGCCGTAGTCGATCCTCGGGTTCTCTACTAGCAGGTTGCGGCAGTCAGACCCGAGTACCAGTGCCTTGTTGGTCGTCGTGGTGCCATCGCCAGCGAAGTACCCACCACTGATGATCGGACTCTGCACGTATGAGTTGGCGCCAGCAGCGTTGAGTCCAATGCCCATGCTGTGTGCCCCACCTGTGGAGTACCACTCACAGCCGTAGAAGGCGAAGCCGAACCCGGCGTCGATGCGTACGTCGTAGCCGCCGACCGTGGAGTTCTGCTCGAAGCGGCAGTTGACCAGGGTCAGACTGTTGTTCGTCGACAGCGTGTTGGAGTTGCGGACGGACCACAGTCCATAGCCCGTGGTCTTACCGACGCCGTTGCCGATGGCGACGCACTTGTTCATGGTCCAGCCCGAGGGCGCGAGCTTGTATCCGCCCGAGCCGTTACCCGTGGCGTCGCAGTTCGTCATCATTCCGCTGATGGAGTTGGTGCCCGAGTGCTCGAAGCCCCAGCCCGTGTTGGAGATGCTCCGGACGTTGTTGAAGTTCAGCCCGTATGCGTACTCATCGTTGACGCCGCTGACGAAAGTCTCGCGCGCGTTGTAGACGCCGGATTTGCCGCAGTTGCGGATGACGAGGTTGTCGAAGGCGGAGTCCACGACGGACTGTGTGTAAATCCCATGGTCCCCGGTGCTCACCCCGATGAGTTCGAGGTTCCGCATCGAAAAGCCGGATACCTTGTTGTTGTTCGCTGGGCCGGCGCTAGCGCCTATCTTGCCCTTCACGGTCAGCAGGTTGCCCGTTGCGCCGGGCTTCTGCGACAGAATGGCGCGGCGCTTGGAGTCTCCGAAGATCGCTGGAGCTTGGTAGCCGTACGGGGCGCCTGAGACGGGTTGCGCCGCGTCGTTGGAGTAGTCCAGCGACAGGTTGGTCACCGTGAAGGTCGTCGGTGGGATGTAGACGGCTCGTCCGCTGGACTTGGCGTCGTTCAGCGCTTTCTGGATGGCGGCTGTGTCGTCAACGCCGTTGCCCACTGCACCCCAAGCCGGCCACATGACGTTGATTGGTAGATCGGACTGGTTGGCCTTGGCGAGCACGGCTGGGGTCTGGGCGACCTGATCAGCGCTCAGCCCTACGCCTGAGATGACCGAGCGTGAGCCGTCCGTGTTCTTGAAGCTGAGCGAGGTCATCAGGTCTTCCTACTTCTGCATCCAGGTGGTGCCGTCGTAGACGAACTCGTAGACGGTGCGGCCTCCCGCGGCCGGTGCGGTGAACGGCGTGGAGAACCGGAACTTGACGCCCCAGGTCACAGTACCCATGGCTCCCGACGAGCTGTTCGTGATGTCGACGGTCAGCACCGCGCCAGGGAACGCGTTGGACGGGTTGGTGATGGTGAAGGCGTTGCCGTCGGTGACGACGAGCCTCTTGTAGGCGCTGGACGATGCGTCGGGCGTGATCGTGGCGGCGTACACCAGGGTGCCGATGCCGTTCGGGAAGAGGAACGAACTCGTGTCCGAGAGGAGGGAGTATGCGCTGACGCTGGTCCCGGTGATGCGGTTGCCGAAGTACTGGTGGCCGCCAGCGGTGATGCTCTCCTTGATGCCGAACGTCGTCGTCTTGACCGTCTGGTCATCGGTGATGCGGTTGAGGCCGACGACGTTGTTCGTGCAGCCTGACAGGTTGATGCCTGGGTACTGCGGGCCGTCCTTCTGCTTGCCGACATTGCGGATGTTGTTGCCGACGATGACGTTGTCGTTGCCGGCGGACCAGATGCCCGAGTTCCACGCGCCGTCGACGGTGTTGTTGTTGCATGTTGAGTGCGCGCAGCTGACGCTGATGCCGTTGTCTTGGCTGTCGAACACGTCGTTGTGATCGATGGTGGCGTAGTCGCAGCCCGCGGTGAGGCCGATCGCTTCGAAGCCTGTGGTGGACGGCGCCATGCGGATCTTGTTGTTCGTAATGGTGGAGTGCGTCGGGAAGCCGGTACCGGCCGAGCCGTTGAGGCCAACGCCCATGCCACCCTTGATCCCGTCCATCTCGCAACGGTCGACGATGCACCAGGGCGAGTTGTCCTTGATGGTGACCCCGAAGCCCGTCTGCCCGTCATTGAGCCCGGTGTTGTCGATGCGACAGTCGAGCACCCGGCTGTAGGGGGTGCCGCTGATGCCCGTAAGCCCTTGGTAGACGATGCCAGCATCGCCCAGGTCGTGGATGTACAGGTCGCGGCAGGTGATGCGCGAGCCGTTGGTGACCTGGACACCCTTGAGCGATGCCGCCGCCGTGCCGAAGTTGCCGTCCAGTCCAAAGCCTTGGAGCGTCACGTTCTTGACCGCGGCGCCGGATGTGCCGAGGAACACCGCATTCGCTACGCCGGGGCCTGCTTTCACCGAAGTGAGGTAGCGGCCGAGGCTGAGGATCGTGATGTCACTGACGAGCGTCACTGCCGTGTTGAGCAGGTACGTGGCACCCACCGGGATCAGCACCGCACCCTTGACCGCCCCTGCTGCATTGATCGCTGCCTGGAACGCCGGGGAGTCGTTGGTGACCCCATCGCCCTTGGCGCCGTAGTCCCGGACGTTGAAAGCGAGATCGCTCTTCTTGAAGCCCAGCGCGTAGGAGAGGACCCCACCCGGGACATCGAGGGGGAGGGCAGAGGCGTCGTTGGGATCGAGAACGTAGGAGCCGGCTGGCGCGTCCGCGAAGGCGCCGAAGAAAATCCTGCCCGTCTGCGAGCCGGTCGCTACGAGCTTGCTGCCATCGGGGTTGTCACCCGTCGGACCGCCGGCTCCACCACCGCCCTGCTGGGGTGGGCGCGTGATGGGTCCGAAGCCCATCAGTCGTCCTGCTTCAGCAGCGCGTAGGTGCTCATGACGCCCGAGGCGGTCCTGGCGTAAAGCGTGTCAGTTTTGTTCAAGTTGATAGCCATCGACTCGCCGGCCAGGAGCGGAAAACCCTTATCGGTCGCGTTCACATCCGATCCGCCCAGGTAAATCGTCTGGTCGCCCGTGTTGCGAATGCTGTAACTCAGGCCTACGCGCGAACCTGTCTCATTCAAGAAGATCGCAGTGGGTGGAGTGCCGCTGGTGACCGACCCAGTGCTCGCGGAGAACGCCATATGCGTCCAGGTTAGCGACCAAACGCCGCGGCTTCGCGGACCTATGCACTCTCGTCGTCGGTCGATACCCTTGGGCAGTGGACTCCGAGAGCGAAGACTGGGCAGCGTATTTAGCCGATTGGGAAGTTGAAGATCTTGAGGTCGTTCTCCGCTTCTTAGTGTTCGCCTACGACAGGAACATTGTCCAGATGCAAGAGGCGGACACGAGCAGTTCGATGTATCAGCTTCTATTTGACCGACGGATTCACTATAGGATTCTTTTGAGTTCCTGTCGCGCCGGGATTCGCGCAAAGCGGGGTCTGAATCTTAGGGATCCAGTCTCGCCTGCTGTCAAAGAGGTCCTGCAAGTCGATCTTTTTGATATGGCCGCTGGTGCCGTCGTTGGTCGGTACGTGGAGAAGCTGTTGGAGCAGGTGGAAGGCGTCATCTTGCGACCACACAAGAATATGGAGGCGCCGAATCCGCTAGCCGTTCGTGAAGCTGCGAGGTGGGCCGTCAACCGCGTGTACAGCGATGTCTTACCGGCGGGGTTGACACCCATCAGCGAAGCCATGGACCTGTCTCACTGGTTCGTGACCTACGAGTACGACGGGTATCGGTACAGCGTGTGGAAGGACTTGACGAAGGACGACGGCCAAGCCTCCGTGCAACGAACCGTTGCTCCTTAGTGGGAGCTGAGGTACATCGAGTTCAGCTCGGCCTCGTTCCCGGCCACCGTGGAGAACGCGGGATGCAGCGCCTCATGATCGCCGTTCCATGCCCGGTTGATCCACTCCACCGTGTGCTGCACCGTCACCATGTTCGCCTGGGCGTCGACGACGTGGCACAGCAGGGAGATGACGCCCGGCCGGTTGACGCTGACCGTCGCAGTGCCGTCGACCGTCTCGAGCCTGACCTGGCCGCCGGGGATGCCGTCTTGCACCTCCCAGCTGTAGCCCACCGGGCCACCACCGGCTGCCGTGGCGGTCGTCGTGACGGTGACCGGCTTGCCGTACCACTGTGCCTGGTAGCTGTCCGCTGACACCGTCGGAGGGACCGGGGCAGGCACCACCGGCCCGATGAAGTCCAGTCCCGCGCGAGCGGCGAGGTCGTCGAAGACCACCCGCTCGTTGGCCGCTGGCGATGCCACGCCGATGCGGCAGTGCGTCGGGGTCCCGCGCAGGTTGTTGTTGGCCTGGCTGTCCGAGCGGGCCAGCAGGGCCATGGAGTCAGCGCCGTCGTACACCCGCAGGCTGACCTGGCCCGTCGACGCGCTGAAGGTGGCCGCCACTTCGATGCGCAGCCACCGTCCCGTGGGCAGGCTGGCGGTCTGGTGGATCTGGGAGCCGTTCTGCGAGCGCACGCGCAGCGTGCCGTCGGTGCGGTGCTCCAGGTCCAGGCAGCTGCCGTCGCCCGCGATGTACCACTGCACGATGCGGTGGTTGGTCGACGGGTCGGCCGGGAAGTAGACGTTGAGCCGCAGCACCTGACTCGCGTCGGCCGCGGCCCACTCCACGTAGCTCTGCGAGGCCACCGAGCGGTCGGTGGACACCTCCAGCGCCCGCCGGCCGTGCGCCACCAGCAGGTCCGTGCACAGCACCGCGCAGCCGGTGGCCGTCTTGACGAGGTCGGTGAAGGGGTCCGGGGACGCTGAGGTCTCCAGGGTGATCGGCTCACCGGGACGGCAGGACTCGAGGTCGTTGGTGAAGCTCACGCGAGGTAGCCCGGGGACACGTAGTGCGGCCCCGGGTTGGACGACACCGGCGAGCGCTTGCCGCCGGGGCAGCGCTTGACGCCGGTGCCCCAGTACGCGGCCTTGGCGTAGACGACCTGGCCGGGGTACTGCTTGGCCGGATTGGGTTTGAGCCACACGTCGTCGGTGACGATCATCGGGCGGTCCGAGCCGTCGGCGGCGCCCTCGGTGATCCACAACAGCGCGCCCGACTCGGAGCTGCCCTTGAGGTACATGCGGCTCAGGCGCCAGGTCCCCAGCGCGACGGGGTCGAACTTGTGCGGGTCGGCGAAGATGCCTTGGTAGGTGGTCTGGCCGTAGACCCGGTCCGTGTACAGCTCGTACGGCCCGCGCCAAGTCTGGATCACGTCGGCGTGGTTGCTGCCGAAGGAGCCCTTGACCTCACCCACCACCATGTTCTGCAGCACGACGCGGGTCTGCGGGTCCCCGAGGGTGTCGATGTTGATGCCCTCGGTCAGGTAGCCCGACAGCGCCCAACCCTCCACGTGCACCGTGCGCGGCACCGCGCCTGAGGCGTTGCCCTTGATGAAGAGACCCCGGTTGCCGTTGGTAGCGCTGTAGACCGAGCCGAGGTCGACGCCGCCGCCGATGGCCACGACGTTGCGGCCCCCGTCGATGACGACCCCTCCGGACGCGGCCACCGGAGCCGGGCAGCGCAGGATGTAGTCCCTGGTCGGGTCCAGCCTGGGAGCACGGTTGGTGCTGGACAGCGTGATGGTGACCGGGTCCACCAGGGCCGGTGGGGCGTACTTCAGCTTGCCGTACTGGCTGAGGTCTCGGTGGCCGACGTGAGCGATGGGCACGTCAGTCCTCGGTCTCGATCCACACGTCCCGGCCGAGCCGGTCCACGGAGTCGACGGGGCCGACGATCCACCACAGGCCGTCCTCAAGGTCCGCTGGGCGGGCCGGGTAGCCCTTGGAGGCGTCGTAGGTGACCACCGTGTTGGTCGACGACACGGCCTTGATTGCCGCCACGTCGTCGATGAGCGAGTTGATCGCCGCCACCATGACCGCGGCCGACGTGTTGAGCTTGGGCCGCGTGGTGTCCCGTAGGACCTCGTCGCCCTGGATGACTTCGACGGTGATCTTGTTCGTCATGGGCGGTAGTGGAAGAAGATCGAGGCGAAGTTCGCCGTGGTCGTGCCGTCTCCGCCGGAGCCCATGATGCGGATGAGCACGTCACCCTTGGCCGCGTCGGGCACCAGCGCCCAGTCGGCGTTGTTGCGGTAGCCCACGGAGTCGACGGTGAGGGTGGCCAGCTGCATCGAGGTCCAGCCCGTCGCCCCGGACAGGTCCGTGGTGTAGTCCACGCTGAGGCTGGCGCCGGCCGCTCCACCACCGAGGACCTGGGCGGTCAGCTTGGCGAAGTTGGCCATGCGGGTGTCCATCTGCATGTAGAAAACCGACCCGAGGCTGCCGTTGCCGCCGAAGCGGGTGAAGGCCGAGGGGATGGCCCACGACTGGTTGGTGATGACCGGGACGCTACGGCCCTTGCCGGTGCGCTGGTCGGGGTAGCTGCGCACCTTGTCGGTGGGCGGGCCCTTCCAGAAGACCGTCTCGTCGCTGATGCGGACGATCTGGCTGTTGGTGCTGCTCAGGCCGCCAGTGAGGCCCCAGATGTGCCCGCCGGTGATGGACAGCTCGGTGGTGTAGGTGGCGAAGACCCCCCACCGGGGCTGCCAGACCTGGTTCTGCTGGTCGTCGTCCTCGACAGCCGTCATGACGCCCACCAGGTCGACCGCGCACACCCGGTTGGAGGCGGTACCCCGCAGCGCGATGGCCGCGTACCCGCCGTCGCCCGCGCCGGTGTTCGGCCCGTCACGGCGGAAGTCACCGCCGACAATCGACACACGCGAGCGCGGCCCTGAAGCGGTGATGAGGACCCCGTCCTTGGCATTGCGGTCGGTGTAGCAATTGGTCAGGCTCACGCCGCCGTTGCCGCCACCGATGATCCCACTGCCGGTGTTCCCACTGATGAGGAAGCCGTTCTCGTTGATGTTGTACGCCGCGATGCAGTTGGAGATGGGGAGCTGACCGGCGCCCTTGATGTAGAAGCCGCCGCCCTGGTTGGAGACGGCCAGGTTGTTGGTCAGGTAGGCGTCGGTGTAATTCTCCAGCCACCAGCCCCACTTGTCGTCCATGGCCGAGGTGCCGGCCGACCACGAGGAGCAGAAAGCGAAGCCGCCGCCACGGGGAAAGACCTGCCCCCGGCTGGACTGGTAGGGCAGCATCGCGACGTTGTGGCCCGAGGCCTGCAGGAAGGCCATCTGGTCGAACTTCCAGCCCTTGACCTCACCGAGCAGCGCCACCCCGTTGATGGGCGTGGCGCTCGTGCCGCTGCCGATCTGCTTGGAGTTGCCGTCGATACTGAAGCTGCGGAAGAAGCAGTTGCCGGTCAGCACGTCGTCGTTCAGCTCACGGTCGACGCCGAGCAAGATGGCCTGACCCTGGAAGCTGTTGAGCGGGCGGATCGAGCAGGGACCGGCGGTGCCGGTGTTGTACGTCCACCAGCCCGAGCCGGTGCCCATGATGCCCTGGCGCTCCTTGGTGGGCTGTACGGGGCGCGAGACACCCGCGATGCCGTCGTTGAGGGTGAGCAGGCCACCCTTGTCCAGCGCGTCGAAGGCCTCGTCGAAGCCGGGGGAGCAGTCCACGACTCCGTCCATGGCGTAGCCGAGGTCGTTGACCAGGTTGAGGGTGGACCAGTGCCGGCGCACCAGGTTCACCAGGAAGCCATTGGCGTCCTTATCGGCCTTGCCGTTGATGCGGGTGCTCAGCGCGGTGTCGGCCTGCGCTCGAGTCGTCGCCTCGGCGTCGATGCTGGCCTGCAGCTGCTCCTCGCCCAAGGTCGGTGGGGGAGTCTGCTGCATCGAGGCGACCACGTCGATCAGCTCGTTGACCGCGCTGCCGATCTGGGACACGTTGGTGTTGATGTCGTCACGGGACTTGTCTCGGAGGCCGTCGCCGCCCTGGATGATCGTCAGCTGCGGCTTGTTGATCGTCGTCGCCACTACTGGCTGCTCTTCCGGTCGTAGCGACAGACGATCGTGCCTCTGCAACGGCCCCGGCCCTTGCACTCTTTGTACCCGCCCGAGGGGTAGTCCTTCTCGGCAGCCGTCAGGCTGTCGTACTCCTTGCCGTCCCGAGCGGCGCACGCGGAGCAGGTGGCCGAGTCCAGCAGCTCGCTGGCGAAGACGGCGTCGGGCTCGTCCTGCTGGAAGGCGTAGAAGCGGGCGCTGTTCTGTGCTTGGGTCAGCGCGCCGCCCAGCTGCTCGCGTGGGTAGGCATCCGACAGCTCGTTGAGGTAGTCGGCCACCTCGGCGGCGATCTCGGCCGCGGCCAGGCCCCCGCCGGCACGGGCCAGAGCCTGCTGGCTGGCCGTGGTGCTGATGCTCTGGCTCATGACCGTGTCCAGCGCGTTGGCTCGGGACACGAGCGAGGTCACCAGGGGAGTGATGTCCGGCCGCTCGATGATCACACCCTGTGCCGCGGCCTCGGCGATCGCCTGGTCCAGAGCTGCCTCGGCGACGGCCACCATGGCGTCGGTCAGCTGCACGGCGCCCGAGGCTGACGTGCGGATGGCGGCCAGCGCGGCGAGGTCGTTGGGGTCGATGCTGGCGATGACGGCCCGGAGGTCTTCGACCTGGGCGAACTTCACCTGAGTCAGCCAGTCGGCCAGCAGGCTGTCGACGGTGGTCGTGAAGGTCTTCTCCATGGCCTCGAAGTCGGTGCCTGCGGCGAGCTCCACATCCGAGGGGTCGCGATGGCCCACCGCCGGCGTCGGTGCCTCCGCAGCGCGCACCTCGATGCGCTCCCGGCGCCGTGGTCGTTCCTTGGCCTTGAGGTCGACCAGCTTGGGCGCGGCCAGGGGGTCCGGGTCGTCCGGGTCGACCTCGGGCATCTCCGGCAGCTGATAGCGGTCGCGCAGGAAGCCCTCGATCTCGTCGCCCGGGGTGATCAGCCCGGCCTGGGTCAGGGCGACCAGGTCGACGACCGAGGAGCTGTCGTCGTCGTCGCGGTCGTAGGCCAGCAGCGGGACCGGCCCGTCGGCGTTCGCGAAGTTGAGGTCGATGAGGTCCTCGACGACGTGCTCGTTGGTGATGTCGATGTACTCGTTGGCCAGGGCCTCCTGGGCCAGTAGGAAGAGGTCGGTGAAGGTCTCACCCAGCGCGCGTGAGCCGGTCTCGGTGGACCCAAGGTCCATGTACTGGCTCATGAACGACTTGGACATCTGCTGGTCGTGGTAGCGCAGCGTGTTGATCGCATCCGGGAGCGAGCCCTGCACACCCTGGAACGTCAGTGACGCTCCGTAGGGGAGTGCACCGCCAGCGGAGTCGCCAGCCCGGTAGGACTGGGCCAGCGCCGCGAGCATCTGCATCTCTTGCTGCGTGGCGTTCTCACCAGCGGTCGCGATGGGCACACCGGCGCCGTTGCGCTCGATGTTGATCGCGTTGACCCGGATGACCCGGTCCTTGATGATCCAGTCCTTGTAGCACTTGCGCAGCACCGAGCGTCCCCGCCAGTTGCTGGCTTCCTGCTCGTGGATGTAGGCCACCAGCTTGTCGACCGGGATGTAGGGCCCCTGGGCTGAGGAGATGATGCCGCCGCGGTGGTTTTGGTCGGGCCACTGGCGGATGCCCTTGAGGCCGCCGTCGCGCGCCACGTCGATCTCCGAGATGGTCAGCGGCATGCGAGGAGCCAGCTTGCGCAGCAGCAGCCGACCGGTCGCGGCGTCGTCGTTCTCGTAGCGGTAGACCTGCTCGAAGAACATGAAGCCGTAGATCAGGCTGAGCAGGGCGTTGGCCAAGTGCTTGTCGTGGCTGAAGCGGTCCCGGGTGCGTCCCTTGGGCTGCTCCGCGTCCTGCACGGGCAGGTTGAAGGCCGTGGCGACCAGGTCTACCCACTCGTCCGGTGCCCCGTTGGGGTCGATGTACCAGTGGTAGCGCCGGATGGGCAGGGTCTGGGCGAGCAGGAGGCCGGCGATCTGCGCGTCGTTGCGCATGGCGTTGTACACGGCGATGTCCGCTGGCGGGAGCAGCTCGGGGACCGTCTCCAGGGTGTCCCCGAAGAACGACCAGGGCATCGAGCTGAGGTTGCCGTGTCCGACTTCGGTTGTTGGCTTGGGCACGGCGGTTCCTTGATCAGCTTGCGACCAAGATCAGATTAGCTGGCCAGGTGCTCAGAGCGTGGGCATGGGACCGCTTCGACTGGACGAGTGGCTCGTGAACAGGGACCATGAACCACGGCACGTAGACACGACTGAGGAGGCGAAGATGTTTCGTCGCAAGGTCAGGGCTCTACTCGCAGGTGCAGCTATCGTTCCGCTCGCGTTGATCGGCTCAGCCACGTCAGCAAGCGCCGACGCCAGCGGCGGCAATTGTATATTCGCCAATCTTGGCAGCGGCGGCCAACCTCCGAAGATGTGTCTGCAGTTCAGCATCACGGGTGACGGCCTCAAGGTTGAGTTCGGCAAGATGAACGGCAACCCCTTCACCGGCTACAACCACACTGAGGCCAACCTCACAGTCGCGGGGACGATCTGCCAACCGCGCATCGACTTGGTCTACATGGATCGCGCTGGCAACCCCTACTACAGGCACAACGGGCAAGAGGCGGGAGGGTGCTACATCGCCAGCCGCGAGTACTGGGGCAGCTTCGACAGTCCCACGGCTTTCAATGCCCAGCCTGGCTGGGTCTGCGCTGACGTGATGAGCGCCGGGAAGTTCACCGGCCTCAGCGCCTGCCACAACCTTCACGACTGAGGGTCACCACTTACGATCGAGCAGGTCGCCCATGATCGTCTTGCGCTTGTGAGTTTCGACGTTCACGGTCTGACCGAAGCCCGCGGTGATCATGTTCCGGCCGTGGACCAGGGCGTCCAGGCGGTCAGGTGAGGGGCCGATGATGTCGGCCGTCGTGGTTTTGATCTGCTGCTCCAGCTGCGGGAAGTGACCGACGAAGCGGATGGTCTTCTGTCGGATGGCTTCCTGCAGCGACATGGCACGGTCGAACTTCGCCTTGCTGACCGTCCTGGACTTGCCTGCGTGTACCTCTCGGATAACCACGTCGGTGACCCCTGCGCGGTCCAGGGCGTGCTGCAGGGCCGACCGGATGGCGTCGTAGCCCTGGTTGTTCTCGTACCCGATGACGCTGGCGCTGAAGGTGACAGCCGCCGCGACAGCCCGGTCTGCCCAGTCGTCGATCGGCAACCGGCAGGAGAGGTCGGCCAGCTGGTAGACCAGCCCATCCGTGCCCAGGCGGAGCACCTGCATGCCGGTCTCGTCTGAGCTGGGGCTGTTGGACACCGCGGGGTCGATCATGACCAGCGAGCGCACGGTGCTGAACTGCAGGTCCGGTCCCTCGGACACCCGGATGGCATCGAGCTCGTCGGCGGTGGCGATGGCACCCTCCACCGTGTTGACCTCGTGCTGCACCTCCGTCATGAAAGCCCGGGGGCCGATGTCGTTCAGCAGCGCCTCGTACGTCTCGATGCTGCCGCCGTCCCAGGTGGGGTCGCCGCTGGTGATGCGGTAGGTGCCGTCGGTGCGCATGTCGAAGGCGAAGTCGCGCAGGCCCGGGATGGGACCGATGACCGTGCGCCGGCGGAGGAAGTCGGCGCGCCCGTCGGCCAGGCGAGCGAAGATGCTGTCGGCGTGGATGAGGTTCTGCACCGCCAGGACCGCCACGTTGGTCGACCCGGCCGGGATGATGCCCTTGGTGATGATGTCGATCTTCTTGGCCGTCGTGCGGGGCGTGTCGGAGGCCTCGTCGATGTCGTCCAGCACGATGAGGTCAGGGCGCTGGTCCTCCACACGGATACCGCGGGCGGCGGTGTCCAGGCCGAGAGCGTCGACGGTGAAGCCCGTGGAGGTGCGCAGGCGGTTGCGGCGCCAGCCCTTGGCGTTGCCGAACTTGCCGACCAGGCGCTCACCCATCTCGGGGTAGTGCTCTTCGACGGTGCTGGACTCGAGCATCGCGCCGATGGTGGCGACGTGCTTGTCGGCCTGGTCCTGCGTCTCACACACGTACACGACGTACCGGCGGGTCTGCCGGACACCCAGGGCCACCACGCCGAGTTCGGCGGTCGTGGACTTGGCAGCACCACGGGCGAGGATGGCAACCATGGACGCTGGCCGGTCGTCGATGCCGATGGCCCACAGCCAGCGCCAGATGGTGTGGTGGTGCTCGGCCAGGTCGTACTTGGCGTACCCCGCGAACATGGTGGCCAGCCAGGTCTCGTAGTCCTGCTCGATGGCCTGGCGTTCCTCGGTCAGCTCGGGCGAGAGGATGTCAGCAGCCACCCGCCAGATAGAGCGAGGGACGACGCTCAAGGCTTGTCGGCCACCCGCGGGATCGGCATGGAGACCCACTCGCCGTTGCGCTCCGTCCGAGCTGCCGTGACGACGTTGCTGCTCACCTTGTAGGTGCCCCGGGTGACGGCCACGGTGCCCTTGGTCAGCAGCCGGACGGTGGTCCATGCGAGCCAGCCGGCACCGACCAGGAGGCCGAGCGGCCAGCACAGCACCAGGACGATGAGGAAGAGCAGGAACTTGATCATGACTTGCCCAGCTTGACAGCCAGCGCCTCGGTGAAGTCGGACCATCGCTCGCCATCGATCAGCGCTTGCTCCAGGTCCGCCATCCACGAGAACGCGTTGTCCACATCCTTCTGCAGCTGGACGATGTCATCGGCGTCGATCTCGGCCCGCTGCATCAGCTTGTCGATCACCCGGTAAGCACAGGCGGTGCGCTCGTGCTGCTGGGCAATCTCGTGATCCTTGCGGCCCAGCTCGCGGCGCAGCTGTGAGTTGCCCACACATGCGATGACGATGGCGACGACAGACAAGGCTGCGGCGAGGAAAGCAGTCAGTAGTGCAGCGGCCATCAGTCCTCCTCCGCCAGCTCTTGGGCCCGCTCGGCGACGGCCAGCTCTTCCTGCGCGACGGTCAGGTCGATGAACGGGTGGGGTTCGTTCGTGGCATCGAGCGTCTCCTGCGTCTTGGCCACGCGGCTCGCGAAGTCCTCGCGGTAGCGCTCCAGTACCTCAGCGATCGTCTTGCTGTCGAAGGCAGCTTGCTTGTTGGCCTGGGCGACCAGTGCCGCCGCCCGCTCTTCGAGGTTGGGTACGTCGATCATGAGTCCCACCGCCCGAAGGACTCACCGTGGTGGCACTCGCCCTTGCAGGGGTGCGTGAGCATGAGCTTCATGAAGGATCCTTGCTGGTCTCTGCTGATCTCGGGCTTGCTGAAGTGGATGAAGGTGCAGTCGCTCACCGTCAGCTGCGCCAACGGATTCGTCGGACGGATGTAGAGCATCAGGTAGCCGGCGGCATCCGAGTGGACCTCGAGCCGTACGTCGTGCATCTCGGGCACGCGGTCGACGGCTGCCTCCCCCCGCCACCTCATCGCGGCACTCCGAGGATGGTCATGGTCTCGTCCTGGCTCGTCGTGCTCTGGAACTGCCCGCCCCACTTCCTCGGGGCGTTGACGTACTGGGCCAGTGCCTCGTCGGTGTACTGCACATCGACCGTGCCGACCTGCTTGCCATCGAGCTTGGCTGGCACCTCCTCGGTGAAGCATCCGAACAGCGCCATCTGCGCGTCCTTGAACCCTCGTCGGTACTCAGCCGGGTCGGCGTAGCCGTTGCCCTGCTTGCGGTAGGTGGCCTGACGGGTGGCGCCCGCTCGGTAGCCGTACTGGTAGCTGGTGGCTTTGGTCATCGCTGGCCCACCCAACGCTTGAACCGGCTCCACAGCCGGGTGTCCTCGGTGAACGCCACGCAGTGGCAGTCCTCGCCGTGGCAGCGGTAGTCGTTGAAGGTCGGGCGCTCCGGCTTTGAGTAGAGACTGCCTGAGGTGATCCGTACCGCATAATGCGCGGCGCGAACGTGTCCGCATCGGCACGGGTCGTTACGGACCGACCATGGAGACACAACCCATGCTGTACCGACTCGTGCCTGGTGGGAGTGCTGAGAAGGACGCGGGTGCTCATGCGGAGGTGTCTCCGCCCACGTTGGAGCCAAGGGTCTCTCACTCATCGCGGCACCTCCGCCCACTTGGTGCCGCAGTGGCCGCACCACACCGTGGTCGTGGTGTGCTCGCCGGCGCCGTTGACGACCGAGAACGACTCGATCTGGTGGCCGTTCTGGCGGCAGTCGTCCAGGTGGACCCGGTCTACCTCCTCGGGTGTGGGGCGCTCCCTAAGAGGCATCGCCATCGACCACCTTCGGGTACAGGTGCTCCAGGGAGCCGGGCTGGACGCGTGCCTTGTCGACGAACGCGTCCACCTCGTCCTGCTTGAGCCGGATGACCCGGCCGAACTTGTAGGCGGGCACCTGGCCCTCGTCGATGAGGCGGTAGAGCGTCCGCATGCCGATGCCCAGCTGCTCGGCGGCCTTTTTGGTGCTCGTCCACTGCGTTGTGGTGTCTTTCGTCATCGATCACGAACATAGTCGCCTTTCGCCGCGCTGTGTGCGAACGACGACGAAATGAGTCGAACGACCCATGCGCCAAGCGGGTGACGTGGCTGAAGCTGACGTACGACAGAGCCGATCATGTGCTCGTGAAGTACCTAGGCAAGCTCCAACTCGTCGACTGGTCAGTCGGCAGAAAGTCACTTCCCTACGGCGTGCAACACCTAGATGTCGCCGCATACTTTCTCGACGAGTTCGATGGGCACATGTATTACGCATTCACGCGAGGCAACGCTATTGGGTTGCGGCCAGGTGATAGCGACCAGGCCCGCACTCTTTACGACATCACGCAGATCATGAGTGCAGGATTGCCCTTTTCGGTTTACCGGCCATGTGATGCGATGCGTGATGGCTCCCTAATGCACGCTGGCGGAGAACTATGGGATGTTCCGGAGCGTGAGACTCTGTACCGCGAACATGGCAAGGACGCGCCCTACGTCATTGCGGCCGAGGCGCAACGCCTGAGGCAAGCGCGAGTGCGACGCGCAGCTAGGGCCAAGAAGAGCCTTCTGGTAGGCGGCCCCGAACATGAGTCTCCTGAATTCGCCCGCCGTGCCATCCCTAAGGACGTGAAGATGTACGTCTGGCAGCGCGATGGCGGGGTGTGCCAGGAGTGCGGCTCCAACCGCGACCTGGAGTACGACCACATCATCCCGGTGTCCATGGGTGGCTCCAACACCGAGCGCAACCTGCAGCTGCTCTGCGAGCCTTGCAACCGAAGTAAGGGCGCACAGCTCGCCTGAGCTATCCGAGTGATCGACGCTCTAGGCGGGTGCTCCGCTGCCCGACTACCTGTAGGTCCACGACGAATCGCGCAGGAGGTGCCGCCATGGCTCAGTGCCCGGGAAGCTACGAGCAGACCACGATCTACGACCTGTACCCGAACAACTACGGCGGCAACATTCAGGGCAACTGGGCCTGCCCTGCCTGCAACAAGACGGTGGGTGGCGACGCGGTCGTTGCCGACCCAGGCCGCATCCCCTTCCACACGGACGGTGCTGGCGAGTGGGTCGGCAAGCTGCTGTTCTTCCTGATCGGCACGGCGCTGATCATTGGCGCCATCTATGCATTCGCCGTCCAGGACATGAGCTGAGTCCTATAGGCCCATGTCTCCGCGCTTCTCGGGCAGTCCGATCGACTCTGGCTTCTGTGCCAGCACCAGGCGACCCAGGTCACTCACGAGCCACACCGTGCAGCCGTTGCGCTTGGCGTCGGCCTTGACGATCAAGCTCCGCTGCTCCAGCTCCTTGCGGCGAGGCCGCTGACTGGACCCCTTCATCCGTAGCGCCTGCTCCAGCTCCAGGTCGGTAGCACCCGAGCGGGAGCGCTTGGCGATCAGCTCCAGCATGGCGAGGCGCTGGACTCCACTGCGTGGGGCGTTGCGCTCGCCGGCCTTCTGGCTGATCTCCTCCTTGCCCTCGATGAGTGCCGGTCCGAAGAGGTCGACCTGCTCGTAGCTTGGTGATGAACTCATGTGTTCTCCCATAGTCCGTACTTCGATGTGCTTGCTTCGATCTGTGCCACGGTCACGCGCGCCGGCACACCGGTACCGCGTGACGAGTCCTTGGCGATGCGGGCTGCGACGAGGATGTCCTCGAGTGCCTTGGCCTTCAGTGCGTTGGTCTGCTCTTCGCTGAGGGGCTGCACCACGCCCAGGGGCCGCGTCGTCATGGCCGCCAGTCCCTGATGAGTGCCTGCAGCTCCTCACCGCGGATCGGCTTGGCGAACTCGACGAAGTCGAACGGGTGCAACGTCAGGGCGCTTGCGTCAGCCATGTCCGCACAGCGGTCCAGTGCCACGTCCAGCGTGTAGAAGCCGTGGATGGTCAGCTCGTCGAACTGGTTGAGGTAGGAGATCGCGTAGACGAACGGATCGCTCACAGCGCCGGTCCTTCCTCACGAGCATGCGCCTTTTCTGTGTTGATCGCCCCGTTGACGAGGCTGAGGCGAGCTTCGAACATGGAGCCTACGACCTCTGCCTCCCAGGCCATCAGCACGTTCCGAGGGTCCAACTCACGCCACCGGCGCATAGCCTCGGCCAACTGGGGCATCGCCGTCGATGCCAAGAGCGTCAACACCCGGGTGGCATCTCGTCCCTGAGGACGCTGCCACGGACGACAGGCCTTCTCCACCGCTGCGACGATCGTCAGGTCGTCGTCGACGCTGTCGATGATCTCGGCCTCAGTGCGCTTGAGTAATGAGGCGACGCTGGATGAGCTCATGACGCGTCGCGAGCCATGGCCTGGTTGGCGTCAAGGATGGCCAGGAACAACTGGTCGATCGGAAGGTGGTCGGACAGGATATCGATGACCGCGGAGACACCCAGCATCAGGCCGTTGTCGAAACTCATCAGCTCGCCCTGGGACAGGGGAGTGGTGCCCTTGGCTGCGAGGGCCGTCGTGAACTCGGATCGCTGACGTGCGTGGACGTGGCCTACGAAGCTCTCCAGGGCCTCCCTTGGAGCGCTCATGCTCACCACCGCCTCTGGGTGACGCTGCCGCCAGCTTCGACGCATCCCTTGACCTTGCCGCAGTTCACAGACCCGCCAGCTGTCACGTTGCCGTCGACATTGAAGCAGCTCACCGACCCGACAGCATCGATTGAGCCACCTACGTCGGCGGCACTGACCGAGCCGTCGGCAGTGATACTGCCCGTGACGCCACGGGCCTCTACTGACGCGGTGGAGTCCAGGTGGTCCAGGTTGCCCTCGATGATCACCCTGACGATGACGCCATCGGTCCTGTCGATGACCTTGCCGTCGATGGTGATGGTCGACCCGTTGATCGAGACGCTGCTGCCCGCGTAGGTCTTGCCGTTGATCCGGACAGTCATGGCCATTCACCCCCGTCCTGAGGGACGATGACGTTGGGGGTCAACGGCCCGGTCGTCAGGTTCCGCAGATCTACCGATGCCCAGGTAGTAGAGCCATCAGGGTGCAAGACCAGCTCGATGGTGCCGATGTCGTAAGAGCCGCGGAGTGTCGCATCGATCGTGAAGACGAGTGACTGGCCCTCCAGGCGCCGGGCGATCATGACTCCACCGCCTTGCTGACAGCGAAGGCACGGAACCAGGTGTTGGGGTTGCCCATGCTCTTCTGGTCTTCCTGCCAGGTGCGCCACTGCCGGCGCAGCTCGGCGCGCCCTGTCGGCGGCTCGGGGTACTTCACAGCCAGCTGCTCGATGCGCTGAGCACGGGCCTGCAGGTCTGCAGCACGCTTGAGCGCAGCGTGGGTGGTGCGCTGCATCGGGATGGTGTTGCCTTCGCTGAACATGTCAGTTCTCCTTGTCGTAGTGGAGGTCAACCAGAGCACGGGCAAGCGCGCTGGTAACGACTTCCTTGAATGAGTACGAGTCCTCCATGGCTTTGGCGAGCACGTCGGTCACAGAGTCATGGATCGCTGCCTGAAACGCCGTGTCCTCACGCACAAGGTCGCGAACGATGTCTTGCGCGGAGAGGTTGACCGCTCGCTCGTAGGCCTCGGTCAGAGGCGCCTTCGGCTTCGTGCCGTAGGCATACCTGTCAGACGGAGGGGGCGTCAGCAAGAACTCGATCGCCTGCTTGATCACAGTGTCGCGGCCGTCCTTGTCCAGCTGTGCCAGCACGCCCTCAGCTACGAGGGCCTTGATCTGGTCGTTGTCGATCTTCAGTTCCATGTCAGTTCTCCTTGAGTCGGTACAGGTCGCCCTCGTAGGCGACGTGGTGTTCGGACGGGATGTCGTGGTCAGGGCGCCGGATGCGGTCGTGGGTGTGGACGCGCTCCATCCATGGCGGTACCTCACCGACCTTGACGATGGCGTAGCCCTCGGCTGCCACTGCATCGAGCACGTCCTTTGTGATCTCTGCAGTTTCCCTCTTCCAAGAGTGGGGCTCGTGTCGCATAGCGTCGATGTATGCCCACTCGGCAGTCCATCGCTCTCGGAAGCGCTCCATTGCCTTGAGTTCAGCGCTCACTCGCTCACCTGCGACAGTGGTACGCCTGCGGGCATCAGGTCGCTACCGGAGTTGGCCGGGAAGGCCAGCCACAGCTCGGTACTGATGCGGTAGTCGTCTTCGTGGTGGCAGCTGGGGCACTCGTAGTGAATGATGTCCACGTCACTGCTTTGGGTATCGAATTCTCCAGAGCCAACCCATGAGCGCTTGCAACCGGTACAGGTCCACTGCACAGCGTTGACGGTCACTCGATGCCGTCTTGGTAGGCCCCTCACTCGCTCACCTCCGATGGGTGGGCACACGTGCTCGAGCGCCAGATCCAGTGCATGCCCTGCTGCCGGCACTCCGAGGCGCTCTGCACTTGGTAGGCCACGTAGGACACCAGGACGAAGCCGAGCATCCCGTAGAGGGCAATGACCATGGCGTTGATGAGGCGCTGACTCACGAGTCGCCCTCCAACAGCTCGCGCAGGGCCTGGCCTTCGATGCGCTGGCCACTGAACCGTCGGCTGATCAGGTCGTACGGGTGCAAGGCACGGATGCCCAGGCCTCCGTACATATCCTTGGCGTCCTCCAGCGTCGTTGGGGGCTCCGGGTGCACGTAGTCCTCGTGGTCCACCTCCACCGCGTACAGGGTCCGGGCCCTGCGCTCCTTGAGGAGGAGCTGGCCGATCTCCGTCATGCGTACGTGGTCGGGGACGGTGACGCCCTTGTTCACACCGGCCTGGATGGCTATCGCTTCCAGCTCGTCCCGTAGCTGTTCGATCTTGTCGGTCATGACTCGCTCCCCGGGAGGTTGTCGGACCGGGCCACCTGGTGCTGCTCGCCATCGCGGGCCGTGAGCTGCTCATGGCCGCGGATCCAGGCGTTGCGGTTGGACTCCAGTCGGAACTTCATGTTGGTGTCGCAGTCCTGGCACTGGGCGTAGAACTCGGCCGGCGTCATGGCTTGTCCACCGGATCAGGTCGGTCGGCCACGGGTTTGGGCAAGTAGTCGTAGGTAACGGAGAAGCCAGGAGGTGAAGAGACGTAGAAGCCCTCGTCGCGAGCACAGGGCGTCTGCTCGTGACGTTGAGAGTTTCTGACCAGACTGCCGGTACCCAGTACGCCAGCGATCGCTCCCTGTACGACTCCAGCCACTACGAAGAACCAGCCGACGATGTCGAACTCGTCCGTGTCGTCTCTGACGAGCGTGGTGAACCCGAGATGCACAAGAACTATGGCGATGATCATCAGCCAGAGACCAGCCAAGAAGCGCGGCAAGTCCCTCATGCCTCGTCACCCACCACGTCATCGTCGTACGCGATGCGCAGGACCTGCTCGGCGATCTCGTGGATGTCCGTACCCGTGTGCTCCATGGTGTCCAGGTAGTCAGCCACCTGATCCAGGATGATGGAACGTTCCTCGGTCTCTAGGTGGTCGTTGACCCACTCGCGCGCCTCGTGGGACACGTCAAGCACGATGAACAGCAGCGCTGTGCCAAAGAACACCCACGGAGGGGCGTCAGCCACGAAGAGGACTATGAGCGAGCCGACGACCACGAGGTCGACAGCGATCTGTGTGGACGGTCGTATAAGGAATCTCATGGCCGCGCCTCGCCGGTCATCTTCACGCGAAGTGCTTCGACCTCGGCGCGACTGAAGCGGCGGTGACCGCCGAGAGTCTTCTTGGCCGACAACAGGCCCGAGCGGGACCAGCGGGAGACGGTCTTGGGGCTGACGTGAAAGAGCTCGGCGACTTCGCCGGGCATCATTAGTTCGTCTTGAGTTATTGGTGACGTTTCGTCCATGTCTCGGACGTTAGTCGCGAATCATGGCCTTTGTGTCAATCAAGGCAAAAGATAGACCGAATGACCTAAGCGCTCACGTTGGCGTGTCCTGCCGTCTTCGAGTGTTCCCCATGGCATCCTCGACTCGTGCGACAGCAGAAGATGACGACGTACTGGCACTACACAGATGCCGGCGCGCTCGCGTCGATCCTCCAAACGAATGCCCTATGGGCTACCGCCGCGCAGTACCTCAACGATAGGGAAGAGGTTACGCATGGCCTCAACTTGTTGAAGTCGATCTGGCGCGAGGACCGGGACTCGGTTCTCCGCAGCGGCCGGATGCATCGCGAAGAGGCGGAGGATCGTTACAGTATCTCAATAGGGCCCCTTACTGACGAGGTCGGGTACGTCGATAACATGCTTGGCGCCCTTGAGGCCAACCTCAAGGACCTGCCGTTATTCATCCTGTGTGCGTCGACCGCAGGTGACAGCTTGAGTCAGTGGCGAGCGTATGGTGCCGGGCAAGGCTATGCCGTTGCTATGGAATCAGCTGCTGGCGCTGTTCCGCTCGGCGTATTGGTGCCAGAGGCGCAATATGAACCGGCGGCTTCATCAATCTACCCAGCATGGCAGTCAGTCACCTATAACGACAGCGAGAAGCGAATGAAGATGCATTCGACGTTAGTGAGAGCCCTCACGTGGGGCAGGGACGCGCATCTTGAAGAAGGGTCGGAGCTGCGGTCACTACTGACCTATCAAGACATTGCTACGTTGAAGCACTCTGGCTTCGAGGACGAGCGCGAGGTTCGATTCATGGCCGCGCACCCTTCCCTTGACCAAGTATTCTCCGTGCGCGCCGGCCGGTACGGCCTGACGCCCTACGTTCGCATTGGCGCTTGGCCGAGCGAGATGTTGGAAGAGAGATTCATCATGGAGCCCAGCCCATCCTTCCTTGCAACCACACCTGACGTGGGCGCGCCCTTGCCCATTACGGAAGTTCGGGTTGGTCCAAGCCCCCACATGGAGACAGCTGAACGAGGTTTACGGAGAGCTCTTGACCGATTTGGATACGGTCATGTCCGAACTTCGCTGAGTGCCATTCCTTATCGCTAACCTTGGATGACCTACCTAGATTTCTTGGACCCCAGCCACCCCCTGCGGAAGAAATGAATGATAGGGGCCGCCAGCTGGTAGATAATTCCGGTGACGAAGGCGAGGACGATCAGCAGGTCGGCTCCGACCACGACGCTCGGCTCCACGACGTACCAGGGCGTGTCGAAGGGGTAGTAGTCCGGCGGCTGGACGGCCTTCACCTCATCGAGGGTGGTCCCGAGGAAGGCGAGGGAGATGAGCAGCATGACAAGGGCCAGGTTGCCGAACGCCAGCAGCAGGCCCAGCACCGAGCTGACTATCGACAGGACAGCGAGGACCACAGTCAGCAGGACGACCGCCGTGATGCCTTTCACCGTCGCCAGCGCGCTCCGGCCCTCGCTCATGATCGGAGCGTAGGGGGACAGCACAGGGCTCCGGAAGGCTTGAGATCAGTAGCCCATCCTGCGAGGCGGGTCGGCCCTGACGTAGGACAGCACGTCGCCCCGGTGGTCCAGCAGGGTGCCGATCACCGGGTTGGGGTCGTCGTCCCAGACGGTCGGCACGGCGGGGTAGTCCGGGTAGTACCAGTCGTCAGGGACGTACCGGGCCATCAGGCCTCGGTGATCTCTGCCTCAACGTCGGCGTACTCGCGGGCACAGACGGTCTCGGCCTCCTCGCGGTCGCGGAACTCGTGTGCCCCTGCCCGGCCAGGGGTGGAGGACCAGTGGCCGGCGCGGCCGTAGGACAGCCATGAGGCGTAGCGGTCACCGATCTTGGCGATGTAGGGCATGGACGGTCTCCTTGGTCAGGTGGCTGCTTCGAGCTGGAGCAGCGCAGTACGTACGAGCTGAGGGGCGAGGGAGCGCTGAGCCTTGGTCAGCTGCAGGCCGTCGAGGATGGTCTTGATGACCTGCGCCACGAGCTCGCCCTGGCGCTCAACGACGCGGACCTGGCGCTCGGCGACCCCGGCGTCCAGCGCCATCTTGGAGAAGCGGGCTGCCCGCTCGGTCCACTCGCCGTAGAGCTGCTGGTAGGCGATGAAGAGCTTGGTGTTGCCCTCGTCGGGGTCGATGTCCGCGATCTGCTCCTGCAGCCACGGGACGGCTCCCCAGGCGACCCGGATGGTCTTCATCAGCACCTCGAGCGGATCCCCGTCGGCCTCGGTGGCCATCGCCATGACCTGGCGACGGGCTGCAGCCTTCACGTGGGTGGGGGAGTTTCCCCCATGGGTGCGACAGCGACCCTGGCCCTTGTGCTCGGTCCCCTTGCCGGCACCGTTGCGGCACTGGCTCCCGTCTTTCTTGACGAAGTCACACCGGGTGGGATCGAGGACAACGGGCTTGGTCATGACAGTGATGAATCATAACGAGGTGTCATCTTCTGCATCATGATGTCGTGCGTACGCGACGAGGTCGGAGCGCTGCTGCTTGATGAGCGCCACCTGGTCACGGATGATGCGGCTGGTCTCGCACTTTTCGTGGTCATTGCGGAAGCGCTCCAGGTTGTCGATCTTCCGCTGCACCTGGGTGGTGTCCTTGCGCAGCTGAGTCAGCTCGGCACGCTGGGTACGGATGATGTCCACGAAGAAGAGCCAGTCGTTAGCCTTGGCGACGTTGCAGCGGTTGCACGCGAGGACGTAGTTGTCGCTGCCGTCCTCCCCGCCCAGTGAGCGGGGGTTGACGTGATCGAGGGTGGCGTACCGCTCGTCCTTGCGGGGGACGTGCAGGAGCAGCTCGCGCTCGCAGTAGAAGCAAGTCCAGCCGTCGCGCTCGGCCACCTTGCGGACGGTGTCGGCGCGCAGCTCTACCTGCAGCTGCCCGATGGTCTTACGGCCGGCCATCGCGTCGACGGAGGGTGTCGAAGTACAGGGACTGCTCGATCTCCCGGGTCAGGGCCTCACGGGCCACCTGGTCCCGGTCTTCCTCGGTGACGGTGCCGCAGGGCTGACAGCGGGGGATCTTGGTCCAGCGGCTCACTGGTCACCAGAGAAGTCAGCAGCCTTGACCTTCATCATGATGCGTCGCCCGGCGCGGTCCAGCAGCCCCGACGGTGGCGTGCCGACGAGGCCCTCAGCTTCGAAGTCACCCCACTTGGAACGAAGGCCGTTATTGACCGTGTCGATGGCGTCCTGCACAGTGCCACGCATGACAACAGGGGTCGTGGGCACCCCCATCTTGGTAGCGATGTCCTCCACGTTGTCGCGCAACAGCCAGTAGTCACCCACCTGCACGTCGAACAGGGCGAAGGTCTTGGTGGGCGAGTAGGCGCCACCGCCCTTCTGGATGCCGGCGCCGAAGCCTTCACCGTGGAGGAGCGCTGTGCTGTCACCGAAGGTCTGCTCGAACAGTTCCTCGGTCAGTGTCGTGGTGAGGTGAGCGACCAGGTCGGCATGGAGCTGAGCTCGGGCGGTCCGGCCGCCAATGGTGACCTTGTGGCCGTCCCACAGGACGCGGATGTTCGTACCGTCGATCTTCTCGGTCCACAGCCAGGGGATACCAGCAAGGTCGGCGAACTCGGGTCGGCTCCACTCGCCGTGGATCACCTGGTTGCGGTTTGGGCCATCGGCGTGGCGTTTGAACGGACCATAGATCTTCGGGTACTCGGGGAATGAGGTTTCCATTCCCTTTGGTCTAGTCGCTGAGATCGACCGATGCCTTAGGTCATTCGGACCAATTGATCGAGCGCTCCTTTAGATGGGTCAGTCTCCGAGCGACATGATGAACCACATCACGCAGGGAATGACGACGACGACCACGAGAAAAGCTAGGAAGAGGCGGAAGATGAATTCCGTGATCCAGGAGAAGAAGCGCTTGATGACGTTGGGTTTGCGGTAGTAACCGACGCCGCTGCGGGCTCTAGCAAGGCTGGCGTCCAGTCCCGCCTGGGCATTCAGGCTTGTCTGGTAGCCTGCGCCGGCCCTTGCCTGCCCTTGCGGGGTGTGGTAGTCGGACATCTTTGGCCTCCACCTCCCGGCGACCCCTCATCGCCTCTGGAGTGAGGCTAGGCCATCCCAGACTCCGGCAGTAGCCCTTTGAGCTTCTGCTCGATGTGACCCAGCAACCACTGAGCCCTTGTGCGTAGACGTTGTGGACCGATCAACTACTTCCCGACGGGCAATGCCAGAGGCTCCGGCGCCGCCTCGATGGCCTGCGTGACCTCCACGGTCTGGCGAGTGCCCCACCCGGTCTTCCAGCACGTGGCGATGGCGTAGATGCGCAGGGGCCGGAGCACCAGCGTCGACCAGGCCAGCGCGAGCGGGGTCATGGCGAAGGTGGCGAGTTGCCAGCGGAACGACACGTCGCTGCGGCGGATCGTCAGGTACTTCAGGGCAGTCAGGTAGCCCACCAGGCTGGAGAACACCAGAAGCATCGGCGCGAGCTCGTGGTTGACGGCCGGCTGGTAGGCCAGCAGGTACACCAGCACGGTGCCGACAACGAAGTAGCTCACCCAGGACATGAAGTGCTCCCAGTACCCGAAGCTCACGATGGGCAGGTACTTGAAGCGCCAGATCGAGCGGATGGTCGACCCTCGCAGCCAGCGCAGCTGTTGACGGAGGTGGTGGCTCACCCGGGCCGGGAGCACCGTGAACGCCAAGCTGGTGGGCTGCTGAACGGTACGACCCTTGAGGTAGGCGAAGAGCGTCAGCAGGCTGTCGTCGCTGAACTGCACACCGCGGCCCATGAAGGTCTCGTTCTCGTACGCCGGGATGGCCTCACGCACCACGTCGGCCCGGTAGACCGCGAAGCTGCCCGAGTTGACCAGGACCGAGCGCAGGCTGGAGAGCGCGCTGCGGACCGAGAGCTGGAAGACCAGGAACCACAGGTCGCTCAGGCGCGAGACGATGTTCTCCCGGGCGTTGCGGGCCACGCAGACCGCGGCCACCGAGGACACTCGCTCGTCGGCGAAGGGCAGCATCGCCTCCTCGAGTGCGGTGGGGGAGAGCACCACGTCGGAGTCCATCGTGGCGAAGTAGTCGGCCTGGGTGTCGTTGGCGAAGGTCACGAGCTGGGCGCTGCGCTTGCCGCCGTTGGCCGCCTTGCGGACCCAGGAGCCCCTGATGCCCGCCTCGGTGGCCACGCCACGCCACCAGACCTTGACCTCCTCGTAGGACGCGGCGTCGGAGCAGTCGTCGACGACCTGGACGTAGTCCGGCCGGCGGGTCTGTGCTGCCAGGGAGGCAAGGACCTCACGGACGATGGCCGGGTCCTCGTTGTACAGCGGGATGTTGAGGGTGACCCACTTGGCGTCGAGGACTGCCCGCTGGGCGTCGGTGGCCTTGTAGACCGGCTCCAGCCAGGCTAGGGACAGGTGCCAGATCAGCGAGCCGAACATGACGGCGAAGACGATCGACAGACCGTGGGGTGCGGTGCCGTAGCCCGCGAGGACGGCGAGGTGGTGGGTCGTCCACGCCAGGGCCACCAGCAGGAAAACACCCGCGAGCGGAAGGACGCGGCTGCGGGCGTAGGAGACGGAGGGGACTCCGTCGGGTAGAGCTAGGCCTGGGTCGCGCTCTTGCCGGACCGGAAGAAGGCCCGGATCGCCAAGGCCCCCGCTGCTACTGCCACCCCGCCCGCCAGAAGGAGCGCCCATCCCGGAAGAATGGTCCCCCCGATGATGATGCCTGCGAAGGGGAGAGTTTTGCCGTAGTCCATGAATGAAGAGTAATGCAGCAAAGACCGCACAAACAAGGAAGGTGGCTGCAAGGTGACGAGCGTGGGTAATGGGTAATGAGGTGTCTGTAGGCATTGGCTCGATTTTGGCAGACCATTCGCGCTTGTTGCATGTCCCCGCCCCTACTCTTTGGCCATGGCAAGCCGTAACGAAATACTCAACAAGCTCCTCACCCTTGAAGGCCCGAAGCGCGACGCATTCACCCGGGCGACCTTCGATTTGGGCATGTCCGACGACAAGACCGCCGCGGCCCTGGTCAGCGCCAGTGTGATCCTGCGCTTCTCCAGCACCTACCAGCAGGTGGTCAAGGACTGGGCGGCGGCGTTGGAAGCTGGGTCGGTGACCACACCCGCGACGACCTCGGAGCTGTACGTGGCCGAGGTGCTGGCCAAGTCCATGGGGCATGCCCGCCTGGCCGCGGTACCTCAAGCCGTGTGGGTCAACGGTCCGGGCGACATCGACAACGCCCGGCGAGTGGCTCAGGACGCCAAGAGCAAGGGTCAGATCCCGCAGTTCGTCGTCTACTGGGCCGTCAACCGCGACAACGGGCAGTACTCCGCTGGTGGAGCGCCCGACAGCGCGAGCTATCGCAGCTTCGTCGACTCGCTGGCAGTGGCCATCGGGGGGACCGGTGCTCTGATCAACCTGGAGCCCGACGCCCTGGTGCTCTTCAACGGCACCCCGTCGACGCGCTACGCCGACCTGGCCTACGCAGGCCGCGCCCTGCTTGCGGTCGGCGCCAAGGTCTTCCTGTCCGCCGGGCACTCCGACTGGCACAGCGTGGAGGAGATCAAGAAGCGAGCCGAGCAGGTCGGCATGGCCAACTTCACCGGCTTCGCCCTTAACGACAGCAACTACCGGCCCATGAGCGAGATCGTCCCCTTCGGCGAGCGGTTGTGGTCGGCCACCAACAAGCCCTACATGGTCGACACCTCCCGCAACGGTGACAGCCCCATCCCGCTGCCCAAGACTTACTGGGACCCGGACTGGTGCAACGTCGCCAGCCGGCGCTTCGGGCTGGCGCCGCGCCTCGGCCCGGTAGCCGGGGGAGAGCACTGCTTCGGCGTGTGGTGGGTCAAGCACCCCGGCGAGAGCGACGGCACCTACAACGGCCTGACAGGCAAGGTGAGCGATGCTCCGGGTGCCGGCCAGTGGTTCGAGGCCTACGCCGACGACATGGAGCGCAACTCGGGCTGGTCCTGACCCCGGACAGCAGAAAGGGCCAGGTCTCGGGGAACCTGGCCCTTTCGCTATGCCTGACAGAGGGCCTCTAGACCCGTCTGCAATCCTACTTGGTAGCTGCGAGGTATTCCTGGATGAGCGAGTTGGCAATGCGTCCGCGCTCGCTGACCTTCTTGCCGTTCTCCTCAGCCCACTTGCGCACTGCGGCGTTGTCGATCTTGTCCGCCGACACCGACGAAGCGGCCGGACGACCGGGGCGCCGACCGCCGACCCTACGGGCGTGGTTGACGAAGACCTGCACCGACTCGCGCAGCTTCCGGGCGTTCTCTTCGCTCAGATCGATCTCATGGGTCACACCGTCAACAGCAAAGACGACAGTCTCTGCCGCCTCGGAGCCGTCGACATCGTCGATAAGGTTCTCCACCACACGCCTGGCCATAGGAGCAGCATGCCGTATGACCTGGGTAATCACCAAGACGGCGCGCCGGATATGGCTTTCCTTATGCGCCGAAGATCGCCGCGTGCACTGCTTCGATGTGCTGCTCGGGGCGAGCATTGGGAAGAGCGAGCGCTTCCTTCACGTCTTCGATGTCGTTGTGGGCGTCCTTCAAGTCCGCCCGGTTGACTCGATGGAAGGTCAGAGCCTGCGCTAGTGCCTGCTCCACAGGGTCGTCCAGGTCCAACATGACTACTCGTTTGCGCGTCATGGCGCCCCTGCTCCCTTGTCGGCCTCTTGCATCTGCTGCAGCTGGCGCTTGCGCTCGGCGATGTTCTCCAGCGCCTGACGCTGCGCCTCCTCCTTGGTGCGACATTCGTTGGTGCGGAAGTGACACCAGAGCCACTCGTCGTTGACCTTCTTGCGCTTGATCTCTTGGCCCATGTGGATGCGGCCGCCGCAGGCGGGGCAGTCGGAGTTGCCGTAGGTGGAACGGACGACGCCCTTGGGCCGGCTGTCGTCGGTCATGCCGGTTCGACCATGAACACGAACCGTGTGCCCACGAGAAAGTACCGGCAATCTTCCCAATACACGTGGCCACAAGCTTTATCGACGATCTGGGGCAACACTTGCTTTACCATCTCTGCACTGTGACGCTCAACGAGACGCTGCATGCACTGCCCTATGGCGGTGGTGTCTGGGTCATCTGCAATCGCTCGGAACTCAGCCTGTGTCTCGGCTACTTCCTCCAACGTGGCACTGCCCGGTCGACTGATCTTCCACTTGCCGATCTTCATCGCTGTTCCTTGCTCTTTGCGCGGCGCTGCACTCGCTCCTCCACGAACGAGCGGAACGCGTGCGGGCGGTTTTTCTTGCCGCCGACCACCGTGAACGTCGCCACCTGCTGGCCGTCCAGGACCCGCACCTCGATCTTGTTCACCACGGCGTCGAAGCCGTCGCGCTTGCCCGGCTGGCTGGGGCCGATGTGGACCGAGTCGCCCACCCGGTAGGTCGTGTTGCCGATGCGGTACTCGGCCACCGTGTCGCTCATGCCGCATCCTTGGGTGGCAGGTACCGGCCGTAGACCGTGTGCCGGTGCCCGGTCTGCCGAAGCTCGAACTGGAAGCCTGGGGCTGCGAACGCCTCAGTGCGCCCCTTGCGCGCGTCGTTGTACACGACGCGCGCTTGCTTTTCGCTCGGGTACCGGCCGACCACGTCCCACAGCTGTGGGTGGCTCCGCATGCGGGCTGCCAGGTGAATCAGGCGGTCGTAGTCACGTGGCTCGCGGCCACTGAGTTGCTGTTCCATATCCACTGGTCTAGTCGCAGCAACTACGCCCGTCTGTAGGTCATCCGACCCAATCAGACGCCGTAGGCGCCGCTTGCGAACTGGTCGTCGGTGTCGAAGTCGGACTCATCGCTGTTGCTCTCTTGCTCCGCCGCCAGAGCAAACTCGAGAGCTGCGTCGGCGTCCTCTTCCGTCTGCTCGGCTGGCTCGATCTGCTCGTCCTCGGAGACACGGATGGGCATCAGCAGTCCGCGGCACTCACCGAGTGTGAAGCGGACCGCTCCCATGGAACCGTTGATCTCCAGTTGCACCGGCGCGCCGGGATAGTGGCTGCCGATCTTGGCGATGTCGCGAAGGAAGTCGGCGGACAGAGCCACACGGTCTGGCTCCCCGACCGGAGCCACCGCTGCGTCTACCTGCCGCCACTGCACGAACTCACTGTCCTCGACGAGCGGGCACTGCACGAGCTCGCGATCAGGCCACTCCATGCGCATGGCTCGGCCGTTCATGCCCTCCAGGGTGGCCTGGGCACTTTCGACGTTCGCAATCGAGAGCATCAGCTCGCCCTCGATGTCGGGATCCTCTTCGCGCTTGCGCCAGGCTCGGATCTGCTTCTCGATGAACTTCATCAGGCCGAGGCCGCGACCGTTGGCGTCCTTGACGATGTAGGACTCGTCTGGCGTCTCTTCGATCTCCGGCTGCGTCGGGTCGAAGGTGTCGTAGGGGACGAAGACGTGCGCCAGCATGTAGCTGTCGGTGGACACCAGGCGGACGCCGCGTCCGTGGAACACCTCCAGGTTCACCGTGCGATGGAGAGCGGGTCGGGCCGCGTCGTCGGACGCTGCGATGGAAACTGCCTGCCAAGCCTTGGCGAAGCTGAAGGCGGGAACGTCAGTACGGAAGGTCATGCTGGTCTTGCCTTTGTGTTGGGGAACGACGCGAGATTAGTCGGTTTGGTCACAGGCCGAGGTCGTTGTTCGAGCGCTTACCGCGGCCGGCGTTGGGTGTCGGCTTGTTGCGCTGGTGCTCGTTGAAGTTGGCGTTGGCGACTGCACGCCGAAGAGCCGCGTCGCGCTTCGTGTCGTCCTTGATGCGAGCAGCGTCCTGCAACTGCTTGCCGATCAACTTTGCTACTTCGTCGATTTTTGCTTGACGGCTCATGTCGATGAACTCCTTCAGTCGGTTAGGCGGGTGATACATGGACCTGGTCTAATCGGCAGAAGCGCGACAGTCTGTAGGTCATTAGGCCCAACTATTCAAAGGGGTTGCGACCATCGACGTACAAGAAACTGCCGGTCTGATGGTTGTGAGCGAAGTCGCGGATAAGCCAAAGAGGCGGCGCCGCGTCGCAGAACTTCACGAGGTCGTGAAGCGCTCCCATGACATCCAGATAGCTGTAGCCGTCGAACGACTGCACCAGCTCTTGTTCCGTGTAGAAGATCAATTCGAACGGCTGCCAGCCAGCCTTCACGAAGGCAGCGCACTCCAGGGCCTCTTCCGGACTCATGCGTGGACCCCCTTCTCGCAGCCGCATGCAACAGCATTTCCGTCGTCGTCTAGCCGCCAGCCGCCTGCGCACTGATCGCAACCTTCTCGGGGAGGCTGAAAGCGCGCGGGCGACGGTTCTGAAGCCGTAGTTGTCCGGGATGCCTTGCCAGAGTTGTACGGATTTGGTCGAGAGTTGTCCGGACGGGTCCGTACTGACCCTTCTACAGACCCTTCCTTTACTGACCCAGAGGGTTGTCCGGGATTTCCGTACAACCCCACGAGCACGCGGTACTGGTTGTATTGACCTGGACCTCGGCTGGTCGGACGCTTGACTTCAAGCTCACCAAGCGCCTCTAGGCGTCGGATCGCTTCCACGACGGTGTCCTTGTTGCAGTTAGCCTTCAGGGCGAGTCGACGCATGCTGGGGAAGGCGTTACCGCCATCATCGTTCGCCTCGTCAGCGATTGCGAGCAGTATGAGCCGGTCGTTACCGGTGCTCTTTGAGTTGTGAAACACGCCGATCATGCAGCCGATGCTCATGACGCGGTTCCTTCAGCAAAAGACCCCGGAAGGTTTTGCAATAGGGCGTTGTCCATGTAAGGATGCTCCTAAACAGTTAGATGTGATGATCCACTGTTTAGCCGCTGCAGTCCGGCGGATCAAGCAGAAGCCCCGTGACTCCCGTCCGGGGCTTCTGTCACGTTCGGGGTAAGCAGGGGACAGCAAGGGCCAGCAGTGGATAATCCACGTTGTGCAATTCTCCGTCTCCGCTTCCCAAGCGTTCCGCGGCGGGTTACAACAGGGCCATGGACCTCCTCGGCGGACCCCAACCGTGCGCGCTGACCCACGCCAACGAAAAGCAATGCCCACGCGCTGCTGTGGTGTCGGTCGTCGATTCCGAGGGCGTCTCGGCGTGGGGCTGTGAGGCTCATTCCCTACGTGCCCTGAACGCCACGGACGGCTCACGAATCGGTGGTGTTCGTGACTGGGCCGCGTGCCGGCGCCTGCTCAACGGCGAGTGGAACCAGCGCGTCCCGAATTCGTATAGCTTTGCGCCGGAGCTGCAGCTCTAGGCCGAATGACCCATAGCGGAATAGTTCGAAGTAACTAGGCTCCGGAGCGAGCCCTCAGGAGAGACCGATGAACCTTGACCCCCGCAAGTCAGCCCTCGCCGCACGCATCAGCGAGCGCCTCGCCGAGCACCGTCGTGTCGGGCCCATCGTCGCGGAGGCGCGACGACTGGACATCGACGTACAGCGAGCCTCGTGGAACGAGGAGCCGGTCCCTGGTGAGCTGGAGCAGGTCACCCAGAACCGTGACGACTACCTGGTCTTTCACCGCACGGACCTTGAGCAGTTCCGCGACATGCGGGACATCTACGAGCAGATCGACGCTGTGACCCCAGCAAGCATGCCAACGACAACGGTGGCGGCGAAGCATGTCGTCGATCGCGAACCACACCGCCTGGATCACCGCTTTGGTGGCGGCATGCAGCTGTAGTCAGCACAGCAAGAGCGCGGGCCACCCCAGGGCCGCCCGCGCTCTTTTCATGTCTACAGACCCTTACAGCTCGAACAGTTCCAGCTGCTCCTGCTCTGCTTCCCTGGCGAGCCCAACCGCCAGTACCTCGGTGGCTGCGTCGTGCAGCTCGATCGCGATCCGGCTACCGGCCTCCCAGTACGCCTGGTTCTCTGGGTCCTCGTAGTAACTGTGGGCGTCCCCGCCGGCCGCCACGGCGACCCAGGGGTTGGGTGGGCCGCCACGAGTAGCGTGGTCGACGTAGGCGGTCCAAGCGGCGTTGTAGCGCTCGAGGCCTTGCGTCGCGATGCCGTAGTGAATCACCTCTTGCACCTCGCGCCAGGTGATCGCGGCGCCGTTACCGAAGCGGATGCCCGCTTTCTCGGCCACGTACCAGGTGGAGCCTCCCTGGCAGGCTCGTTTCACGGCCTCGCCGAAGTCACCACGGAAGAATCGATGGACCTCGCCACTGAGCGCGGAGTGCAGCGCGCCCGCGGTCGGCTTCATAGGTCGCCCCGCTTGGCCGGCGACAGGTAGCCCAGGGCACGAGCCTCGGCCACGTTGTCGTGTATCCAGGAGTGGTGCACTCGGCACAGGTCCATGAGGTTGTCGGGGGAGTGGTCGTGACCCTGGCTCTGGCGGTTGATGTGATGCGCGTCGGAAGCGGGAGAACCGCAACGCCCAAGAGCACGTACGCCAAGGCCATGCGGCAAGCCTGGATCTACTTCTACAAAGTGGATGAACTCACACCGTCCGCCGCTGCGCTTGCGGATGATCCCCTTGGAGGCCTCGAACCATGCGCGATCATCCTGCTTGCGCTGGCTCTGCTCGCTCAGTGACTTGCGCCGTAGGGCTGTGCGCTTCAGCTGGCTCGCACCCTGCTTGAGGCCTGTCTTGGCCTTGAGCGCCGTCCGCCGTCTCAGGGGCGTCTTCTTCACGGCCAGACCTTGTCGACGGGCTGCGGATCGTCGTTGACCCACAGCCAGGTGAGGGCCAGGACTGCCAGGGCGAAGGCGTAGCCCAGCCCAAGGGCCAAGACCCGGAGGTTGAGACTCCGGGTCTTGGCGGTGGGTAATGAGGGGTCACTCAGGCGGGGCATCGTGTACTTCCTTGGGCAGTGGGTAGTTCAACAGATCACGACCCGCACGATGCAGAGCCACGATCCACTTCCGCTCTGCGGCATAGGCGTCCTTGCGGGTGCCCCAGAAGCGCTCAAGCTCCTTGATCGTCGGTCGACGGCCCGTAGCCAGTTGTTGCTTGACCCAGGCCGACCGCGCCGAACGCTTGCCTAGATCGCCGCGACAGTGCTCTTCGAGCCTGATTCCTAACGGGGCTGCCGTCTGTCCGACATACCGTTCCTCGCCAGAGTCTGGATCGCAGAGGGCATAGATCGTGTACTGCTGTGCGGCCGTGCTCGATCGCTGTCCGGTCAAAATGGCTCCTCTCCCGGTCCTGGTGCCCAGGACTGCTTGCCAGCCTCGCTGCGCTCGTTGCCCTCCGCGCCGACACCGCTTCGCTCCTCGGCTTGGCTGAAGGGGTAATCAACCACAACCTCGGCGTCAATGGGCTCGTCGTCACTACTGCGGTACGAAAGGACTAGGGCACGGACCGCTGACTCCTTGCGCGTGGGTACTGCAGTGGTCATGAAGTCGAATGTCCCCCGCCAGGCGGCCTTCAGCTCTTGCAGTTGATCATGCGCAAGGGTGTCGCAGATCCAGGGGAACAGGTTCACCGTGTCAGGAGCCGCGCCGGCCCCGATGGCGACCTGAGCTTGCGGCGGGGGAGGCGGTAGGGCGGTGGTGATGTCTCCACCGGCATCGAGCGCGGTCATCTGGCGCAGCGTCGAGCGCAGCTCCAGGACCGGCACAGGAAACTTCCGTGTCTCGCCGCCCTTGACCGACTGGCGTTGCTCTAGGCGCAGCGTGGCCGGGATGATCTGGCCCTGCGCGCGAGCAGCCGCAAGTACCTCCGCCGTACCGCCCAGCTCTTGGGCAGCGTTCCAGCCGTTGGAGCTGATCATCCACACGCCGAGGTCGGGCAGGTCCGGCAGCATCACGTTCAGCCGGGTCACTGGCTTGCAGGCGTTGCCCTTGCTGGCTAGTGCGTTGCGCTGCTCCTGGTCGAAGGGGCACTTGCAGGGGGTCTGGGTCAGCTGCTCGGTCTCGCCGTCGCAGCGGCGCTGGCAGCCACCCTTGGACCACATCTCCATCCACTGGCTGACCACGTTGTCGCCGGGCGGGACCATGACAGGCACCTCGGTGACACTGGTGACGACCTCGTGTGTGCTGTCGTTATTCAGCAGCACGACGGCCTTGGCTTGACCGCCGAAGAGGTCAGCGACGGCCTGCGCGATGACGGCCGACTTGGTGGTGAAGCGGAAGGCCTCCAGCTTTGACGGACGCATGATCTTCTTGCCGTTCTTGGTCACGCCTTCGACCTGCATGCCGATGCGGATCTCACCGATCTGACGACCACGACGTTGCAAGGTGTTGATCGGCATCAGGCCACCTCCGCCGCTTCGGTGAAGGACAGGCCATAGGCGGCCAGAGTCTCTTCGCACGGCACGATGGTCTTGTCGGCGATGCCCTTGAGCGCGAGCGCCTCGTCCCGCGTCAGGGCAGCGAGGTCGCTGATCGAGCGAAGGCCAGCCTTGACCAGCGCCGAGCGGGCACGGCCGAGGGCGTCGAGGTCCTCGATCAGGGGAAGGGGCTGGGAGCCGTCCGGCAGCGGTGGGTACCAGACCGTGCCGCCGAGCTTGGAGCCTGCTTCCTGCTGGTCACGGTAGGTCCGGTAAGCGTTGAGGAAGCGCTGGTACTCCGCGTCACCCGTCGGGACGACGAAGAGCTTGTACCCGCGGGCGTAGCTCTTGCGCAGGTGCACGACGGCGCAGAAGTCGACAGCAGGCATGGCCTCCTTGTTGCCCAGGTGGTCCACCCACACCTCAGTGCAGCGGCGGTAGGCCTCCAGCTGTGCGCGCATGGTGCTGTACAGGTGCTTGCCGCACTTGAGGTCGAACAGGCCACGGGCGCCGCGTGTGGCCTTCCCGGGCAGCTGGACGTGAGGCAGGGTGCCGACGAGGTCCAGAGTGCCGGCGTAGCCTTCGGCCGGGTTGGCCACGGTGGCCTCTGCCAGCTCGGGATCAAGGTCGAAGTCGGTGTGGAAGTTGAGCAGCCCGTCGCTGATCTCATCGAGGTCGATCACTTCGCCGTCGACCTCGGCGTCGACCAGGTGGTGAGGGATGCTTGGGATCGGCAGGTCCAACAGCAAGGCCTCCAGCACATCGTGCTGGTAGGTGCCCATCTCGGACGCCAGGTCACGGAGCCGCTTGGCCTCCGCCTTGACGAAGTCCACGAGGTCATCGCGGGTAGCGCCCTCGGCTTTCAGGGTGCCCAGGTAGTCGTGCTGGTCGATGGCGAACTCAGCCGTCAGGCGGGCGATCCACTCGCGAAGCTGTGCCTTCTCCTCGGTGGCGCCGAGCACCTTGGTAACCGAGTCCAGGACGACCTCGGGGTCTGCGGGATCGACGTAGACCCGGTTGTCGCCGTTGTCGAAACGGCCTATCACTCCATGTGCAGTTTTCAACTTGCTATCTTTCTTGGTGGTGACGTTCAGCGCCCGGTCTTGCCGCAAGCAGGGCCGGGCGTTCTTGCTATTCGGGCTTACGGCCCTTGCCGGTAAGCAGCCAGACAGGCGAGACGCCGAGGATTTCGGCGAGCGGCACGACGTTGTGGGCTTTCATGCCCCTACCCTCGCTCCACCCCTTCACCTGTTGGCCGGAAGTGTTGAGGCGCACGCCGATGTAGTTCCACGTCAGCTTCTTGGCTTCCGCCGCTGTTGCAATACGTGCGCCGATTTCTGCAGCTATTTCGTTGGGTACTGCCAGGGTGTTTCCCATGCCTCTATTTCTAGTCCGCCCGTGCGACACATGCAAGGATTTTCTTTATGGTTTTTCTTCATGTTTTCCCTTGACGTTTCCTGTCGGGCGACTAATGTAAGAGACGTAAAGGAAACAGCGAGGGCCGCTACTCGTTCCCCCGGAGTAGCGGCCCTCTAGCCAAAAGCAACTGTAAGGAGTTACTCATGGCTTCATCATCATCTTACGTTCAACCGCTCACCAAAGAGCAGGACGATTTTCTCCGCCAGGTGTGGCAGGACGCCCAGCCGTCACGGTGGAAGACCGGCGACGACTTCCCGACGTTCGTCGCCGACCTTATGGAGGGGTACGACAACCCCGGCATCACCCAGGACCAGCTGGACGAGTTCGTCACCGAGCTGGCCGAGGGGCTGCGCTGCAGTGGCTGCGCCACCGACGAAGGCGTCAGCGAGGGCGGCGAGTGTGGCGAGTGCTCGCTGGATGGGGAAGGCTGATGTCCGAGCGGCTGCAGCTGTTCGTCATCGCCCACCCGGCTACCGAGGTGCGCGAGGTCAACGGAGACACCGAGCGCATCGACTCGATGATGTACCTGTCCAAGGCGGGTCAGAGCATCGAGCGGGGCAGCGCTGCCCCGCTCGGCCGGGGCTGGGTCGACGGCCTGGACTCGAGCGTCGAAGTCTTCGCGGGCACTTCCGCCCAGGCAGTCGCCGAGGGGTGCCGCTACCTCCTCAGCCTTTACGGCGGCGGGCGCCTCTTGGACTATCGACAGGCCCAAGCGCTAGACCAGAGGGAGAAGGCAGAACGACAGGCACTCGCTGACGAGTGGCTGCGCCTCGATGAGACGACCGACCAGTACAACCGCCGCACACGCGGCGAAGGATTCGAACTATGAAGGCAGCCCCCAACCCGGACGATCCCTCAAGACTGGACTTCCAGCACGAGGACGAGCGCTACTCCCTCTTCGCGCCTACCCAGCTGCGCCCCTGGTGGGTCGCGCAGAAGGGCGATGACAAGCGACCGCACTACGTTGAATGGTCGCCCGGGGTCAACGAGCATCAGGCGATGCGCATGATCTTCCCCACACACGTACAACGAGCGTTCAGAGAGGCGCTCCAGCAGGACCAAGGATTGACCTTCTAGTGACCCTTTACATCGGTAACGCAATCGACGACAGCGACTCGATCTTCAAGCTGGCCGTGCGCGACTGGTTCGCCCGTGAGTACAAGGTCACGTCAGACGACATCTACTCGATCCGGCTGGACGGTGAGTCCTGGAGCGAGATCACGATCGAACTCCGCAATGTCTTCTACTACGTGGCCCTGCGCGACGGGCGTACCTTCAACGGTGACAAGGAGTTCGGCGAGTTCCTGCGCCTGGTTGCTACGCCCGTGGCCTACCCCGAACCCCCACCAGCACGCCCCGAGCCCGCGGCCGTCGACAGTCGCGAGCGCATCGAGCAGCTGCACAAGCAGCTTGTCGAAGGGGTGACATCGTTCAGGACGGGCGAGGACTGGGCCAACTACATCCAGGCCGCCACGCGGATGTGGCGCTACAGCTCGCGGAACCAGGAGCTGCTGTTCGTGCAGCGGCCCGACGCCTCGTTGGTGTTCGGCTATCAGGCCTGGCGCAAGCACGGCCGACAGGTACGCAAGGGCGAGAAGGGGATCGCCATCTGGGCGCCGATGACCTACCGGCTTAAGCCCGAGGAGGTCGCCAATACCGAAGACGCCGGCGCGAAGCAGCTGCGCGGCTTCAAGCTGGTCACCGTCTTCGACGTGAAGCAGACCGACAGTCTCGACGGGCGGCCGATCGCCGACCCCCGGCCGAAGCTGCTCACCGGCAACGCCCCCGCCGCCCTGCTCAAGGGTCTGACCAAGTACGCGCACGACATGGGCTACCCGGTCACCTACGAGGACATCGGCTGGCCCAGTATCAACGGCTTCGCCAGCCCCGAGCCCAAGCGCATCGTCATCCAGGCACAGCGCGAGGCCATGCAGCAACTCAAGACACTGGTGCACGAGATCGCGCATGTGTCTCTTGGGCACATGGACCGGGTGCAGGAGTACCGGCGTCACCGCGGGCGCATGGAGGTAGAAGCCGAGTCCGTGGCCGCCATCGTGCTCGGCACCTGCGGCATCAACACCGACCAGTACTCGTGGCCCTACATCTCCTCATGGTCGAAGGGTGACCCGAAGGTCGTGCAGGAGACCGCCGCGGTGGTCATCGAACAGGCACACAAGTTGCTGTTAGCAGTGCCCGAGCTGGCAGCCGAGATCCGGACCGAACGCAACCAGCGCGACCACGGGCAAGTCGTCGCACGTGACCTGTCTACGCCAGGACTTTGAAAGGACCAGCAGTGAAGAACTTCTCAGAAGCCAACCAACGCGCCCTGCACTACGAGGACGCGTACAAGCTGCAGCGCGCCATCGACCTCCGGAAGACGCCGGATGACGAGTCCCCGGACCTGTCACAGGACGCTTTCGAGCGCCTGGAAACACACCTGATGGAGAACATCATGTTCCTGGGCCGCAGCTCGTACTGGCTGAAATACTACCGCGACATGGAAAAGCACCCGCTTGAGCGCGACGAACACCTCACCGCGTGAAATAGGCCGAATGACCTATGGATGGTGTCCTGATATGCGCCTAGTTTAAATGGCATGGAAGCCGCCGAAGAAACCCGATACATACCCACCATCGAGGCGTTCGCCTCTGAAATAATTCGCCTCGCAAACGCCCTGCACGCTGCGCAGAAGCACCCCGACTACGACTACTCGATGACGTTCGAGGGCAACACCGCCCACACGTCTCGGGAGGGCTGGGAGCTGAACAATGCCATCGGCAATGGCGGGCGCGTAACGAACGTGCACTCGAACTATCCAACCGCTCTCTACTGGCGGCGTCTGAAGGCGGAGCAGTGACCGACCTGTTTAGCACCCAGGAGGTGGCCATCATCCTCCACTGCACCAAAGCAGCCGCGCAGAAGCGGCTGCGGCGGGCAGGCCTGGAGCCGGCCAAGCAGGTGGGCCGCTACAACCTCTGGACCCTGGCCCAGATCAACCAACTACGACAAGCACACAAGGAGCAGCAGTGAGCAAAGACCGCAAGATCATCCGCCCCGACCCAATACCGCACCACCCATCTCAATATCGAACGACTCCTGCCCAAGTGGCCGAAGCACTCGCCAAGGCCGAGCGGCGCCGCGCGCAGGTCAAGAAGGGCATCGGCCCGGTACAGCTGACCGACGCCAAGAGCAAGAGCCTGCGGGCCGCCCGGGAGCGCCGCTTCCGCGACGCAGGCGGGATGGGCTTGGCATGACAAACGACGAAGCATTCGATCGATGGCTGCTCATTGACACCGACCCCCGGGTCAAGTCAACCTCTTTGTTCGACTCGCTGGACGCAGCACAGCAGGATGTAGAGAACATCTTTCTGCCGCCGTACGTCACCAAGGATCAGCAATGGCACCCCGCCATTCTCCGCGCCTCGTACACGATCGACACCGGAGAATGGAGTTTCATAGCGGAACCGCTGAAGCCTGTACCCGAGTACTGGGTTGAGTTACCCCTCACTCCGTCCGCAAACGCCGTCTATCCGTTGACGGCCGAAACAGTTCTCCGCAAGGACGAACCCGTTGTGGGCGCCATGTTCGTACGCGAGCCAAATGGGACGCTACGCATCCTCTCGGGCGACGAACGCGCAGAGGCGCTCAGGACATGGGATGCGATGTCATGAGCGGCCCTTCATCACCAGACCAGGCCCTCATCGACGCGACCGAGATCGTCTACGCACACCGCCGTGCCGGCGAGCTCGCAGCCGAGAAGGGCCGCGGCGTCACCACCATGAGCGTTCTTGATGACCTGGTCGCGTACTACAGCAAGGTCAAGGCGGATGCCGAGTCCGTGCGCGTGATCGAAGGCGCACGCAGCCTGGAGAAGCACGCGCGTGAGCTGCGCAGCCGCCCAGGACGCCGTGCAGTCGACCGCGGCATAGGGCGCGAGCTGTGACGCCTGCGGACGTGCTTGAGTAGGAAGCCCTCTACAAGATGCTTCGGTGGCTACCTGTGACCAGCTCTTCGCCGACTTCCGCCGCCTGGTGGCTGAGGACGCCCAAGCCTGGGAGGACCTTCTGCTCGCTGGCCGCGAGCACGGCAGGCAAAGCCTGCAGCACGAGGACGCCGACCAAGATCACATGGCAGCCCACGATGCCATGATCGCTTTCGCGGTTGTGCACGGTGAAGACCTGACGGCACACCTCGGAGCGGTCACCGAAGCGATCAAGGAGCGCCGCGCCGTGGAGGGCGACGACGATCGAGCGCCCTCCTATGGGTGGGGTGCTTGAGCCCTATCGCTGCGCAGGGTCGGTGTTGATACTGACCCTGTGGATGAGGCGACCCGGCTAGCGCTCGAGGCGCAACGCTTCTTGATCGTGTCTGCTGAAGAGAGGCGCGGGACGCTCCGCGATCACTTGTCCCCTGCGGAGCTGGAAGCTTCCTACGCCGACACCGAGAGCATGCGCATGCAGCTTGAGCAGCAGCTCAGAGAGCATGGACTCCGCCGCTCAGCGCCCCTGCGCGTCCCCGAGGGAGAGCCCTGGTACGAGCCCGACGATGGCCGCGGTCAAGCACCTCAGACGGTGGATGCGCCGTCGCCGGCGCCCGATCGGGGCTCTCCTGGGATGGAAGTCGATGCCCCCTGGTTCGGGGACGCGGCCGATGAGCTTGATGGCTCGCGTCACGCCAGGGACGATCAGCGTCAAGGACCTCAGGATCCCGAGCATCGCCACGACGAAGGGCCGGACCAAGCCATGGCTGGTAAGACCGAGCGCGTCGACTCCACTCGCGCCGCCTACGAGCGCGCCCGCTACAGCGCCTACGAGGCCAAGCAGAGCGACGACCCCGACAGGATGCGCGCAGCTTGGGGGGAGCTGGCTCAGGCCGACCAGGCTTACCGGCAGGCCTGCATCGACCGCGTGGGCCCCGAAGACGCCGAAACCTTCCGGTCCATGGACCTCCAGCGCAGCCAGCAGGAGAGCAAGCGAGAGGTGGAGCGCCTCTACGGCAAGCTGCACGAGAACGATCAAGAGCTGTACGCCGAGGACGTGGAGCGCCTCGGCCACGCCCAGGACGAGCTGGCGATCAAGCAAGCCCCGCAGATGGATCTGGACGACCCCTATGTCTTCCGCATGACCCACTACGACGACGCCCCCAAGCCCGAGCCGACTCGCGCCGAGCGCTTGCGGGCGGCGATGGCGCGAGGCAAGGAGCGGCAAGCGCAGGAGCGGACGCATGAGCGGACCCAGGAGCGGGAGCGCGACATGGGCTACGACAGGTAG